GAACCCCGAACCAATTGATTAAAAGTCTAGTGACAGCTAGGTTTCAGTTTAACTTAATCAAGTTTGGCGTTCTGTAGGGTGCTATTTTATGCGGATTTAAATTTTAAAGTTTGAATAAGTTTGTTGACGTGCGTCGCGGTCAAGTGTTAAACCAGCGTTATCGTAAATATGGAGAAGAGAAGCCCATTCAGTAAATATGACAACGAACTTGAGGGATTGCCGGATTGTCCGATGATTCGTCGGGCCGATGATTCTGGTAGAGCTCAACGTGTTTTTTTTCTTCTCCACGCCAAATGGCGGGAATCGTCCTTTTTATGAAATGTGGATGAAAGGAAGAGAAGAGAATGAGCGATCACAAGTTTGTAACGAAAAAGGGTAAAGGAGCTGTTTGCTATCGTGTTCCCAGAAAAGAGAATGGGAAGACCGTCTACGGGAAGAATTATATTCGTCGACTGAAGCGTGGGGGACAGCAGTTCTATTTTAATCTGGGGACTGAGAAGCGCCAAGCTGAACAAATCAGCAACGAGATCGACGATTTCCTTCGTGATCCGCGCAACTCGGTCGAAGATGCCATGCGTCGGTTTAATCCGGACTCGATTTGGAAGAATCGGAATTCTTTGACCATTGAGACGATCATCCGGGCTCATGAAAAGGCTGAAGCTAATCTCGAATTAGGGAAGAAGACTGCAAAGAATTACCGGGGGCGGCTTTTGTGGATCGTGCGTCGGGTGATGTGTTATCGGTCAAAGCGTAAGATGGAGAGCATGAAGTACGAGGATGCCGTAGAATTTGCCAAGGACTTCTCTGTGAATCAGCTAAATCAGCGATTTATCTCTGACTTGAAGATGTCTGAGATGAAGGATGTTCCGGATTCTGTGATGGAGACCAATAAGGCAAAACGTCACCTGCAGTCTGTGATCATGGATGCTCGAGCTGTTTTTTCTGGTCCCGCACTTAAGGAGTATGAATTGAATGGAATCAAGGTGCCGGATATCTCTGATTTCATGAAGGGGTCTTTGTTCCGGAGGGTGACGAAGAAGATTTACCGGCTGCCTGACCATGAGGTGATCAAGACGATCTTCAAGGATGTCAATGAACTCCGGGAAGATCTGAATGCATATCGAATCTATTTGCTGGCAATTGGGGCAGGCCTCCGCCGGGAAGAGATCTTCCAACTGCAGCAGGAATGGATTCGGGGAGGGGACAATCCAACTGTGTTCCTGGGGGTGACTGACGAATGGCAACAGAAGGGCAAAGGCGAGAGTCAGACTGAAATCTGCAAGTGGGCGTACAAAGAACTCTGTAATGTAATGGAAGACGGCGACCGGGTGTTGACTGGTACGATTACCGATGCGGATAAAGCGGCCCGACGTTTGGCCAACTGGCTAAGAGGTAAGGGACTTGATCGTAAGAAGCCGATCCATGAGCTACGAATGCTCTTCGGCAGCTGGGTGGCCAATCGACGCGGCATTTACGCGGCTCAAAAGATTCTCAGACACAAGACTGTGAATGTGACCAATGAGCACTATGCTGACCTCATTGTCGATGATACGATTTTGAAGCTCTGGGAACCGGCTGTAAAGAAGACGGCATAGCTAAACGAGGGGTTCTTCACCCGTGCGGCTGTTATCGATGCCGTCCTCCGTCCGCCCTCGCTGGTTTGAGTTTTCTTTCTACACCAGATTAGATGGGAGCCATGACCTCCGACTGCGGTAATGAACCTTTAGCAGTAATTGGATATAAGTCGGCTCACTCGAGCCCAAACAGTTTCATAGGTGCTGGAATTTTTCCGATGGACTGGCCACGCCATCTAAATTCGCAGGATCCATCCGGGTAATTAATTTTCATTGCGAACCGTGATACCTCTTCGTTGCTCGGGACGCGTCCCTCAATGATCTCCAAATTGGTGATCAGGAACCGCTCTATGTATTTGTGATACGCGAGGTACAAATTTGAGGCGATCTCTTGGGCATTTGGAAATCCGTATGATTCTGGCTCGGTCATTTTAATATCTAACAGTTGAGGTCTAATTCTTGTTCCCACGACTCGCGCCCTGGCATTCAGGGCATCGAATCATTTTAGCCCTACCAATCTTCGTAGGACTCCATAAGTTTCCATAGCATCGAGGGCATTCCTGTTTCCACATAAATTCAAAGTATCCATCTGATCTTCTCGTGGCACGGTATCGAATGTCGTCATGAATTATGGGCTTCTCCCCGGATGATGCGCCTATGGGGTTTTTTACCGGGCATCCGCTTCCGAGGACGGCGTCTGCAGGGACAGATCGCGTCAGGGCGTATCCGTCGATGTTAGATGGTATTCCCATCGCGATGCACTTGAGCTTCATGTGGAATTCACAATAATCGAGAGCGCGGTGAGCGTTTCCTTCCGTAGATTCGAAGGTTGCATGCGTGGGCCTGTGGCATTTCCCATCAGATCCGCAACATGAGAACATCGTTCCCGCTATCGTCGGGTGTAGTGTTCGTATTCGCGTAATCATCGTATTGGCGTCTTCTTCATCCATTCTCACGCCTTCCATGCCTGGCACTTCATCCACAGCACTATATCGTTTGGTGTTATTCGCTGTCATACTTCGGATGCTCCGCACATGGTATTCCTCGAAAGTTATCGCAGCGCGAGCACCACTGATCGTGGGTTGTGCTGCCAACCATGTGTCCCTGATCTTGGTCGTCATACCTATGGCCCTTCCATGAGCACCAGAGGTGGCGCAGCAAAACGCGCTTCCCGATTTTCCACCACAGACCTTTTGCGGTCGATTTAATCCAGTGAGTTAGGTTCTCCCACCAGTAATAGTCTTCGCTATTCCGAATGGGACATTGTGGGTCTATTTTTACTTTTGGCATAATGCTAATCAGTGTTCTAAAGATTAGATGCTTCGATCCACGCTTCTTGCCGTTCGGCACTGACAAAAGTTTCTTCTCGCTCGGGATCGTATGTGCTAATTGCGTCCTTAAGTGCCAGCCGAATTTTCTCCATTTTACACATCAGGTCTCCGATCTTTTTTTCTCTTGCGTCTATAATTTCTTCCGCTCGATTGTGATTATCTGTTAGCTGGCTTTTACATTCTGTTAGCTCAGCCACTAATTCGATTACGCTCGCCTGTGCATCGGCGAGAGTTCCCATTTTATACTGTTTGCGTTTACTCATAATTGTTGTCTCCACTGTGCCGGAATCGGCATTCATCAGTGACAGAAAGTAATACACCTCTCGATTCCATTTGGCATCATCGAGAGCGTTATGCTCGCCGTCTTCTTGCTTCGGAAGATCTGGGTCGCCTAGATCGACCGCCCATTGCTTGAGGTCACGACAGAACATTGGCCATCCTTCTGGCAGGTCCATCATCGTTCCCATTAGCCAGCATAGCGCTACCCAGTCGTAGTCCGCGTAGTAGGCCCAAATTTCAGGAGAATCATGGCCGATAAAATCAACCACTTGTCTTTTAATCTCAGCGCGACTAACTCGGGGACAATCTCCTAGTTTTGCAATGACGTTTTCTTTTACCCATTCAGAGGCTTTACTTTCGTCAAACTCGGAGCTCACAAGGTAAAGTTCTCGACCATCTTCAGAGACGATGCCGATGCTTATTAGGTCAATCGTGCATGGATATTCGATAAATTCAGTATCAAACCAGTATTTCATATTGTATTCTATTTATGGGTTTTCGCGGAGGAAGAATCTTCCTTGTGGTGTTTTTCCGATGCGACCTTCGCTCTGAAAGTCGTGTAGGCGGCGACGGAATGTCGCTTGTGAAGCGGGGACGGTGGATGTCTCCGAAAACATAGTGAACATTTGAAGGATGGATTTCGCTTCGTCGGGAGTCTTTGGAATGCAGACAAGCATGTCTTCCTCCGGGATCTCCATTTTGGAACGTCCGGCTTTCTTCTTGGTGTCTTCGCTGGGCTCGTCGTCCGGGTGCGATTCTCTGGGCTCCCAGAAAATAAGTGGAATTGGTTTGTCGAAGCCTTCAGGTGTGAATTTTCGACCTGAGTGTTTGATGGGAATGCGTGTGGTGATCTCGTAGTGCATCCCGGTGGTTTCGCCTTCTTTGTTCTTCATCTCGGTCTTGACGCCGGCACGTTTGCCACGCTTGGCCAAGTTGAGGATGAATTCTCCTTCGCGATCGGTGGCCTGCAGGATACGAATGGCGCGGACGGCATTAATGATCTCGGCGGACCCTGACATATCGTACATGATCTCATTCCAGCGGAGTTGCTTCTTTTGGTCTTTGGACGGCTTGTTGGTGTGGTGAACCAGCATGTAGGCCCATTGGTCTTTGCTGTTTGCTTTGGCGAGGCCTTCGCGGAGGAAGTTTCCGATGTCGTCGGCTGAACTGATGTCGCCTTTGAAGAATGCGTGAAGTGGATTGATCCAGACTAGATCGGGGGAGAATTTCTTTGTGTAACTCCTGAGTGCCAGGATGAATTTGTCACCTCGGGAAATCTTGTCGGAGACGATCATGACGTTTTCGGAGACTGTCTTGATTTCCTCTTCGTCGAGTTCCATCGCGTGAACGATGGACTGTACGACTTCTCCGATGTCTCCATCGTCATCCTCAGATTGAATGACTAATGATCTTAATTTGCCGTTGGGGGCGATTCCCATGAATGGACGGCCCAGAGCGTAGCAAATAGCTTCTTGAAGCGTCAGGGAACTCTTACCCATGCCTGAGGTGGAAACGGTGGCACAAATGCCGCCTCTGCAGATATATCGACCGTATCCGAGTAGTACGGAGTCGTCTGTTTCGGGGACGACTTCAAAGTCCAGAATTGAACGCATGGGCGCCGGGAGATCGTTTTTAACGAGTCCATGCAATTCCTCGGAGTCGGCGCGCATATCCTCGATGATCTCAAAGGCATCATCTTGGGCTTCGTAGAGTCGTTCGATGGTCTCTCTACTTTTTCGGATGGCCAAGCGTGTGAGGTACTTGTCGCGAACGATTTTTGCGAAGTATCGAGCGTGTGCGGGGGTTTGAATCCGGTTTTGTATCGCGTAGATGGCAGCGATTCCGCCAACGTCTTCTTCGAGTCCATTTTTGCGAAGGTATTCGAGTAGTAGAATCTCGTCGACTGGATCTCCTGATTGGTTGAGCTTCAGGATCGCTCGAAAGATTTCCTGATGGGATGTCTTAAAGAAGAACTTGGGGGCGATCCCGGTATCGATGCACTCTTCGATGATGTTCTCCCCGTCATCGAGTAGGCAGGCGGCGATCAAACCTTCTTCTGCTTCGATATTGTGGGGCTGAATCCGTACTCCTGATGCCTCTGAACCATGAGGTTCTTTGAAGGGGACTACTGAACCGCTTGAATGAGACTTTTGCTTTGGTTTGCTTGGTGCTGACTGCGCAGGTGGTGGGGCAGGCGGCGACGCTGTAGCAAATACGTCATCTAAGTCCAGATCGACTGAGTCTAGCGTTTTGCTCACTTACGGCCTTTCTTTTTGAATCCTGCGAATTTCTTGCTCATTGCTTTACCGGCATCTTCCTTACTGTAATTAGAGGCATCTTTGACGCCCATGCGTTCGAGAAAGCTCATTTGTTTGAGGCTGCATAGCCCGAGCTTTTCTCGTGTGATGATCTTCTTGATCCAGAGTGATGCGAGTCCGCGGTATCGGACACGTTCCGGATCCAATCCGTGTTTAACGAGTACTTGACACTGATCCTGAGTCGGGCGCTGTGCTTCCCACTGAGTTTTGGGTTTGTAGCTGGCCAGATCTTCGTCGTTGAGTGCGTAGGCCTTTTTGAGTGGATCGAAGGTCTTTCCTTTTTTGTTCCGATACTTTTCGGCTTCGCGGCGAAGTGACTCGATGAGGTCGCGCTCGGCTTCTTGTTCAGCTTCGATTAAGTCGGTGACTTCTTCGTTGTTGGAGTTCTCGATGACTTTCTTGACGACCTCTGGATTCCCTGAAACAAGGTGTGCTGGTTTGATCAGGTCGAGACGTTCAGTGATCCAGAGAAAGTCGACAATTTCGAGGTTTGGTTTTGCGCTGTTCTTGATGGCTTCGATGCGTGCTTCTTTGTCTTCAGGTCCATTGAGGCCATCGATGACACCTGGTAGTATTCGAGTGCCACGACCGACGATCTGGCAGTAAAGGCTTCTGATCTTGGTCGGGCGGAGGGGAACGATTCGGGAGACTAGGGGATTGTCGTAGCCTTCGGTGAGTAGCATGGCGTTGCACATGAACTCAGTCTCTCCGTTCTCGAATTTGGTGAGTCGGGCCTTGCGGTCTGGGCAGCGCTCGCGATCGCCAGCGACGAAGTCGGCAGTATGGCCTTCCATTCTGATCGCGTCGGCCATCATTTCGGCGGTATCGATCGAGGGAAGGAAGATCATGGTGCAACGGGGGTCTTCCTTTTGCATGTTGCATAGAATCTTGGCGATCTCGACGAGGAAGGGTTCGACTCGATTGGCGACTTCCAGTGTGTTGAGGTCACCGCGGCCTGTCATTAATCCGGAAAGGTCGATTTTGAGTGGAATGGTCTTGGCATATGGTGGGACTAAGTAGCCGTCTCTGCAGGCTTCGAGAATGCCGTATTCGAATGCAACTGAGTTGTAAACGCGTCCGAGTGATTTCTGATCACCCCGGTCAGCGGTAGCTGTCACTCCCAGTACCTTGGCACCGGTGAAGTGGTCGATGACATTCATGTAGAGTTTGGCGAGTGATCGGTGTGCCTCGTCGATGATGATCATCGTAAACTGATTGGGATCCCATTTCTGAAGTCGGCTCTTGCGCCCAATGGTCTGAACACTAGCGACGACGACTTCATCGAAGACACTGGCATGCTGGTCTGCTTTCTCTCTGGAAGAGCGCAGTCCGGTGGTCTTTTCGAGTTTGTCGGCGGCTTGGTCGAGCAATTCCTCTGTGTGAGCGATTATGAGGACTTTACCGCTACGATTTTTGACCTCTTCGAGTGTGACTTGAGAAAAGACGACGGTTTTCCCGCAACCGGTGGCGAGTACAAGAATGGTGGATCGGTCGCGCTCGAGAGCATGCTGAATCGATTGAACTGAGGCCTCTTGGTAATCGCGCAGGCTGAATGCTCCGGCGGGTTTTACCGGTTTGGGGGCGTCGATGACATAATGATCATCTTCGCTCAGCTCGATCTCCATGTCGTCGGTGATCTTAGGCGCTTCAAAGTCAAAATCGATTTCTAGGTCGTCTAGCAGTGACATAATTTCTCCTCTCTCTGGGATGTTGAATTCTGCATGTGGTCTCCGGGTAGGGAATAGGTTGGATTTTTTTTATGTTCGAGTAGCCAGTACCGAAAACGTGGGTGCTGAGACGGGTCTAGGCGCTGTCCCATTGCGGTGTGTACCGAGACAATGAGTGGATCATTCGCGGATCCGGTTTCGATATACTCGATCTCGTAGAGTGGGGCGGGTTTCCCGGGTGCTGAGAATCCTTCGATGATTTCGGTTTTGGTACTCATGTCGCTACCTCCAATTCCTTTGGTGCTTCGATGTTGGCTTTGAGGATGCACTCGATCATGTCGGGTGGGACGCTGTTTCCACACATGCGGACCTGCGCGACCTTCGTGAATTTCTTCTCTGCGTATCGTCCGGTGTTTTCGTCAATGAAAAGTCCACGGTCGATGATGTAGTCTTTGGGGAATCCCATAGCTCTGTATAGCTCGTGCGGCTGAAGCATTCTGTAGCCGATGTCACATAGGGCCCATAGTTCGCCGTGTATCTTGACGACAACGAGCCCAAAGCGATCTTTGGAGGTGATGGTGTGCAGCGGTTCTTTGAGGCTGATGGATCCGTTTCCAGTGCCGTAGTACTTGGTGAGGAATGCGTAACAGGCGGCATGATGATTACCTCCGGCACTAATGGTGTGCAGTGGCTCGCGCATGTCGTGGCCGATATTGCCGTTTCGCATTTTACAGATAAAGGCTGAGACTAGGCCAGTCTTGCCCATGCCTCCGGGCATGACGGTCGGGAATGGCTGCATGACGTCTTGTCCGATGGACTGGCCAAAGTACCGGGTGAGGAATACTGAGCACCTGGCGAAGTGTCCGCCTTTGACGGACGAGACTTGCGTGCGTAGTGGCTCTTTTGCGGACCAACAGCGGGCGCTCGATGAATTGGCATTCTCGGTGATGAAGTCGATCTGAAGATTGCTATTTGGAACGATGAAGGGATCCGGATTGTTGAGCACGAAATCGACAGTGCCTTTGGCTATGCGATTGTTGGATGCCTCAGCGTATGGCTTTGGACGATCGAAGATGGAAGGGCAGGGGATGCTGAAGTCGATGCACTCCCATGCTTCGCGGTATCGTGCGCTCTTCGACTTTGCGACTTTGGGGGAGAAGTGTGTTTGCTTTGGCCACTGAATCGGTTTTCCGTCGCGACGGGCTACCAGGAACAAACGTTTCCGGGTTGTTGGTACACCAAACTCACAAGCTCGGAGTGGTTTCCAGTCGACACTGTAGCCGCGTCGACGGAGTGCACCGACGAAGCATTTGAAGAACCAGCCGGATCGTGCCGGGTTTGGCCGGTTTATCTTGAGCTTCTTTTTGGGGTAGAGTCGCTGTAGCTTGTTTAAGAATGCTTCGTTTCGGATCAGTGGGCCCCATGTGGTGAATTCGACGACGTTCTCAAGTGTAATGATCTCCGGGGCGGTTTCGTCGACCCAGTGGATAACGGACCATGCGAGACCGCGTATTTTCTTATCCTTCGGAGTGTCCGCGGCCGCATTGCTGAAATGTGTGCAATCGGGGGATGCGTGAAGGTGACGTACTCGTTTTCCTTTGGTCGCTGTCTTGGGATCGATAACAAAGACGCTCTCGGTATAGTGCTTCGTCTGAGGGTGATTCATACGATGCATCGCGATGGCTTCAGCGTTATGGTTGATCGCAATGTCAACGTTTCGGCCAAAGGCTTTCTCAGTTCCAGTGGATGCACCGCCACCACCGGCGAAGAGATCGACAAGCAATCCCTCATCCGGATTGAGTTTCAGGTTTAATTGTGGGCTGATCACTTGGAAACCTCCGGGAATTCGTTGTGAATCTGACCGTCCAGAGTGCGTCCGGCGGCTTTCTTGCCCGATTTCCAAATAACTGATGTTCCTTTTTCCATGCGCTCTACGAAACAGCCTTCCTCGTTTATGGCTCGCATCTTAGTCACTTCCGAAAGAGGCAAAGGATTGTCTTTTGAGACAGGGCAATATTCCCCCCACTGCTTGAAGAGGAACGGCACGCGAGCCGCCTGACACTGATCGCGTAGGGACCGTGCCCAATCGGGATGCATCGGGCGTGCGTTATTGCCGGATTCGCCTCCGCAGATTACCCAGTGGATATGAGGAGCAAAGACACTGGCCCTGTTGAGTGAATTCATTGTGACAATAGGATCTGACTCGTTATAGCCATGCCCTTGACCTGTCGGAATTTGCGTTAAATCAACAGGCCCCAGCATCGGCTCGACGCTCAGGAATCGCACACGGGCGGGAATCTTCAGCAACTCGGGTATGCGCTTGTCGGCAGCATCCTGATTCTCGCAGGTGGTGCCGATCCAGACGCTATGAGGCGGGTTGCCGTGTATCCAATTATGCAGCCATGACTGCATTTCACCGCGCGGCTGATCATTAAAATGTGACCAGTGATCGAAAATATAATCCATTGCTTCACGAAGCATCTCGATTACGTTCTCTGGTCGCTTGGTGAGCAGTAGCCAGTCAAGGTGTGGGGTTCGACGGATCAGGTCGAAGAGACGTGCGCGGATCGTCGTCAGATCGTCGTACAGCTTGTTTCCTTGGCTATCGCATACGTTACCGCCTTGGTAGTCCTCAAAGACATCAGCGAGGCTCGCACAGAACACACGCGGACGTTCTGACAGTCCTTCTGCCTGACGATTCCACTTCAGCGGTTCAGCCCACATTGATTCACTCGCAACTATGCGCGCCGCGTTCTTGCCCCATGTTTCAATTCCGGATCCACGGGCGACACGGCTCGGGGCGCTGACTTCTGCATAGCAGTGAGCACAACCCGGACTGACTTTAAAGCATCCGCGCCATGAGTTAAACGTATGAGTGGTCCATTCGATTTTAGAGTTTTCGGCCATTGTTTTCTGTCGGTTGGTGGTTGATATTTTAGGCCCAAGACTTCCAGCACATGAGCGGCTTTTCCCAGACGTTGATCTGGAACGCATTAGGGTCTTTGGATTGACCGCTGATGTAGTATTTCTTCCCTTCTCGAAACGCTTGTGGATCAATTACCGACCAATTAGGGTAATCCATTTGAATCACGATCGCATGAAAGCCACCGGGAACATTAAGGCTTGGTACGCTCACTATAAAATCTCCGACTGGCGGAAGATTGTTTGAGTCGAATTGAGCACTTTGGAATCCGTAATCCTGAAGGGCCCTGCGTAGCGTTAGATCCCACATACCAGTTCTCTCTTCGCCGTACTTTTCGATGATTTCCCGAACAGGAACGTCGACGATCATCGCTAGACACGCGTGGACGCAGGTGAAATCTGAGGGTTGTTGTTGGACTCTAATTTGATTCATAGTGCTTGTGGTTTGAGTGTCTTCTTCAGGTAAAGTGGGTGGCGTGGATTGCCGTCTTGAGTGAAAGCGAGTCCGTGTAGCTGGATATGGTTTGAGAGCATCAGGCTCATCACTTCTTCGTCGCGTCGCAGGTGAGTCCCATGGCTTCCCCATGCGGCCACGACGATCCCAGCTTGCTTGGCGGTTTTCAGGATATGCCAGTCATTAGAGTCTCCGATTGGATCCGGTTGAGCCTTCATGTCCTTGGGGTCTGTCGCTCTCCATGCAAAGAGGTTGAGCATGACAAACGCATCATATCCCCAGTCCTTCGCGTAGTTGATGCACCGGCGCACTGTTGGGTCGTCATTCGTCTCGTCCGCCGTACTGGGGTTCAAGCAAATGAAGGCGCAGTATTTTCCGGGGCCCCAGCGACGCCAGAGCGTGTATCGGTATTTACGGCACTTGGAGAACTCAGCAATCGGAGTGTCGCCCATGTGGAGCTCGCTCTGGGTATTGTCTTGGCTCACGACGACACCTCCAATCTCTCAAGCGAGTATGCCCAGACGTAGGGGTTTGCCTCCCACGCGTATTTGCCTTTCTCGCGATTAGCGTTGATAGAGTCCCAGAGTTGTCCAAAGCAGTAGCGGACTCCTACATCTGTATTCTCAGAAGGGATTCCTTCGGCCCGACAGTCATTAGGGCTGATGTCCTGAAGGCGCTCGATGCGAACGTCAGTCACGCGTGCAAACTCACGGGCGAATACCTTGCGCATAAAGCGAGCTGTTGTCGGAGCATATGGAGCGCCTTCCCCTTTGCGTGCGAGTAGCTTTTTAACGTCCTCAACCAAGAGGTCGATGTTGCGCTCAACGTTCGGACGGTCGTATCGTTCCCATAAGTACTGCACATCGGCCATTCCTCCGTGAGCATCATAGGAAAACGTCTCGATCTGAACCGGCTCGGTCAGATACACGATGTCACCGACTTGGTAACGTGGCTTTACTGCAGATCCATTAACCCCATAATCTCCATACCAAACAACGGATGTCGAATTACCCCACGTATCTTTGTCGATACAGATCGGATGATCGTTGATAGACTCAATGCGTCGCGTCTGCCGCTTCCGGAGTTCCACGAAGGCGCGGTACATTTCCTCTTTGAAGCCAAGAGGCTTGGCTGTTTTTAGTAATTTGGCGCGGTTCATTCGCTGACCTTTCCATCGTTCGGAAGAGGAATCCAGTTGTCCACATGCACACGTTCGTCATTGAATCGCGCAACAGTCATCCCGACTTCCTCGTCTCTGCGGTGACACCACATTTCAATTTTGGAGTCCCAGTAGATTTCAGACACAAAAGGAGACGACCCGCCTCCAGATTCATCAGCCCATGTTACTCGGCCACAGGCCACGTAGCCCTTTCCATCCTTGGGAGGTTCGCCGACGTTCCAACCTCCCGAACCAGTCGAGGCACTCAATGCCGAGGCTGCTGCCTGTTCGTCGCGTTCCTGTGTCGTTGTATCGTTTTGGGTATCCATAGTCATTCGCCGTTTCCCTCGGCATTAGTGCTCTTGTTCATTGATTCTGACTGAGATGATGAGTCGCTGTCCGCTGTACTCGAAATCCACATTTTTTAGGAGCCTCGTGGAAATCGTTCCGTACATAAATCGAACTCGCTCATAAACTCGGGCCGATGCCGCATTCGCTTCTTCTTCGCAGATGCGCTTGGTTTCCTTCTCAATGGCTTTATTGATAGACTTGATGATGAGGTCATTCATTTGCGTTTCCCTTCTTTCGACGCCCTCGCTTTCAAGTGGGCTAGGTAGTAGTTGTTGAATATTTTGAGATGCTTCTGGCGGATATACGTGCCGACAGACTTCAAGTGCGGACGCTCTTTGATTTCATCCTTAAGCATGTATGGAACGGGGATCTTCCCGTCGCTGATGTCCCGCTCGAAGTCGGTTTTGTTGTATTTGGCTCTAGGCATTAGAACGGGACGACTTCAGTTAATTTTGGGCGCTTTGGTAGGCTTTCCAGTTTGGAAAGCTCATGACGACTACTGGAATTTAAGAGCGCTGTGACCGCCTTCATGTACTCGACAGACTTCTGTTTTTCTTCGTGCAGCTTTTGATACCGAGCAGGTTCAGGCTTTTTATCGAGTTCCCGTTCTATATCTTTCAACGCGTACTCAACCCAACAAAGTTCTACATCAAGCTTAGACTTGTTCTCCAAGTAGCGACGCTCCTGCATCACTTGGTTTTCACAGTAGAGTTGGCACTTGTTCGCGATGTTTCCCGCATTTGCGCCTTCCGGAACTTCCGCAGTAATGCTGCAGCTAAACCGATGATTCGCAAAACTTTCGTTGGGATCATTGAACTGATGTGCGTAACTGACTGTTACCTCTTTAATTTTGATGTCTTCTGTCATGATGAATATTCTGTTGGTTGATGTATTAGGAAAGTGGCCACCGCCTCGCCGTATATTTCACGGATATGATCAGGGCCTTACGTAGATCCGATTGGATCCACACCCTTGGCCGGCCATGCGAGGGCAAGCGAGGCAGTGGGAAAAGTGAATTGGAGAGGGCCGGACGCTACCCCGGCTCAAGCTGCCCAATTGCTTGGGGGAGGCCCATCGTTTCGACTTATCTTATGCGACGACCTGAGTGCCTGACTTCCTACCTGCACGTCTGCGCGACCGGGCATCTCCCAGTCCTTTCCGTGCTGCCTCTCCAAATGGTGGACCTGGGGGGAATCGAACCCCCGTCCTCCGCTACTTACTCTCGACCTTCGTTCACATGCTTAGTCTTTTGATTGATTCTCCTGTAAGTCGAAGAGGATCGGACGATCCCATCACTAGGGCTGTTTGGATACAGCCTCCACCACTCGGGGTAGTGACTCCCGAGATACTTATGGTTTGTCCCCTGAACCTGCCCAGAGACTTAGGCGTAGCGGTTACGCTACCAATGCTTCTTCGGCGAGCAGTGCTTCGCCTTCGGCTGCGAGAGCCTTCATTTCTGCATTGAGGTCAACGAGGTTATCGTTGCCATTTAGTTGTGTTGATCCGTTTCACGTCTGTGAATCATCGACGGCATGCAGGGCGAGCCTTGGTAACGGAGTCGAATCCGTGTCAGGCCCTATATAAAAGAACAAAAAGTGAATGGAGAGACTGGGCGGGACACTGGTTGATCCCTTCAGCTTGGCGCTTACTGTCCGCGCCCATCTCTCCGTGTATTAGTGGGAATGTGGTTCTAGTTGGCTGCGTTCATGCCCTTGTCGGAATCCGAATCGGAGGACTCTACACCGGTTTCTGTTGGCTCGGGCTTCGACGTGTCGTCGGTCTGACTGGCTTTGAGCGCACGAAGCACTTCGAGATAGCCGTGGACGACGTGGATAAAGAGCGTATCCTTATTCTTGTGGTCTTGGCTCAATTCAGAGTATGGCACATAGCAAGGATGCTCTTTCTTGGAAGGGTCCTTAACCGGTCCGTACTTCCAGCCATCGGCTTCTTTGTCCTTCAGCCAGTTCTCGTGGCTTGCAGATGCAGAGGCGCCGGGATTGTCGACGTGGAACTTGACGCCATTGATGGCTGATTCCTTTTGCCAATCAGGAGCACCGGACCATGCAGGCTGAGAATCGTCTCCAATGGACTCACAATAGCGCTTGTTCGCTTCATGACACTGCTCTGCAACATGAGCTACGGCATTCTCGTAGGTCATGGCTTTGACAGCATCCGTTCCAATGCCAGTCAATGGATGAAACGGATTCGGATCGAACAATTGGCCACTGGACTCGACATCAGCTGCGTCTGGAATACCGAGAGCAGTCTTGGCGACGGAAACCCAAGCGTCGCTTTGAAGCTTCTTGTCTGGATCTGCGCGGAAGTCTTCCCATACTGGAAGTGGATCGCCGTTGAAAGCTTTGCCACCAACGCGCTTGCAGTAGTCTTCGTAGAGAATCCCGGCGAATTGCTCGATGTCGACACTGTCGGATTCTGCACCGACGATCAGTGAGTAACCGTCTTCAAATGCGTCGGCAGGTGAGAATGATTTGTATCCGTCCTCATACTCGACGTAGTATCCGCCATTCTGTGGCTTGTGATTGTCGTAGTACTTCCCGGACAATGTCATTGGTGGGTACTGCTGGCCTTGAAATTCTTCAAAGGCTAGGATGCAGGATGTGCACTTACCTGAGAACATGTGTGGCTTGACCAGACGAATTTTCAAAGCACGCACGATTTTGTGGCACTTGTATTTTGGCATTTCTGCCAGTACTTCATTTGTATTTCCCATGATTGAGTATTGGTTGATGTTTAGAGAAATTGGTGGCTATAGATCGATGTCGTCGTCATCGATGAGGGTCGCTTGACGTTCGGGTGCCGGTTCTTCGGTGGGGGATTGGTCTTGTTCGACTTCTTTGCCATCGACGTAGGCAATGGTCCCATCGACGATGTGGATGCCTTGCTCTCCTGGTATTTCCTGAAAGCGCTCTACCCAAAGCTGGAACCCGGTCTCTTCGGCCATCTCAGCGATGCGCTTGAAAATGGCTGAACCAATGAGTGATGCATCGCGAATGATGAGAAGCTTGAGCTTGGAGGTGTCACGCATGGCGATACGTGCACTGATTTCCATGGTTCTGGCTGTGGACTGCTGTTCGAGGGGCTGGCCTTCGAAGATCACACCTTCGTCATTGACGAATAAGTCGGGTATGCCGAAGTCGGCTTTTTCGAGCATCTTCTTCTTCACTCGAAGGTGGTCATCAATCGCTATCTGCGCTTTTTTGGCAGCTTTGTCTGCGCGATTGAGTGCATCCATGGATGCGTCGAAGTTGAGCTTGCTGCGGACGTTCTTGTTGAGCTCTTCGATGGAATTGAGCTGTTCCTTCTTCTTCGCGATCTCATCCTCAGATGGTGCGTCAGGAAGCTCGTGCTTCTCGATACGTGCAGCGAGTGCCTTCTCTCGGTCGCGCCAGTTTTCCAGCGCTTCTTCGAGTTCTTTGATCTTGGTCTTTGTTTGCTCGAGATTGGAGATGTCCTCTTCGTGTTCGGTCTGAGCAGTTTGACGGGCCTTACGCTTGTCCTGCATCTTCTGAATCTCTTCGATGAGGTCGGAAGCAGACGTTTCCTGATTCGGAGTCTCTTTGGGGACGGTGGGAAGCTGTTTGTGTGAGGCCTGACGCTCTTTGAACAGACGATTTGCTTCTGTTCGGACGTTATAGAGCTCTTTATATCGTGCTTCCCATTGTGTGAGGTCGATGCCGGCGATGCGCAAAAGAGTTTCACGCTGGTCCTTCGGCTTCATGCGTGCAAAGGCAAGGGGATCGAGGGTCAGTGAGCTGAATAGTCCGTCGAGGATCTTCTGGGGACTGCGAAGCTTCTTGCCGTCTTTGTCTTTGACTGAGATATAGCTCGCCTTGGTGGTGAAAGTGCGCTCGACGATAATGTCTGTCAGTTCGTCATCGATAGTGATCTCAATGGAGATGGAGGCCTTTTGTTGGCCTTCGCGGATTGGTTGGCTGGGAAGCTCGCCTTTGAGAGCCATCCAAATGCAATCGAGAACGGTGGATTTACCGGCTTCGTTATCGCCAGTCAGGATGATGGGCTTTCCGTCTGGACGGATGTGGACCGCTTCGAGCTTCTTGACGTTCTGTGCGCTTAATTGTGTGATCATTTTTCGGATGGATTAGAATGGGAGATAGAGGGCGACTTTGCGGAACTTCGAATTGTCGGCTTCGGGGGGCATTTCGCCCTTGGTGTAAGCCATGTGTGTTTCGGATTTGAGGACGGCGAGAATAGCCATGTCGTGCTCCCAGTCGGTAATCTCTGCGTCTTCTGGCCTCTGCTTTTCGTTGGCCATAGCTGAATGGACTTCGTTACGCTTGCATTCAGCAATAGCTTCGTCGATTGATTCAGTGAAGCGGAGGCAATGCCGGCGGTTGACGAGTTTATTCCGTTCCCAACGAATCTTTTCGTCCAGGTTCATGCAAAGGGCGCTAATTGCTCCAGAAGGGCCTTTGGTGTCATCTTCGTCAAGTTGAGCGGTGATGCTGATGCAGATTCGATGATTAGCGAATTGCTCGAGTGGGTCATTGAACTGGTGATGTCTGCTGACTGTGATCTCTGTGTATTTCATGGGTTTCTTCTCTTCTTAATTTTGATTCGTTAAAACGGGACGTCTTCATCGAGAACGTCGTCGTTCAGGTTGAAATTACCTTGTGAGCGAGTGGTCGACTGGGTGTTGCGGTTCGGTATTTTTTCGAGTGCATTAGACGACGAGGTTGCGCTCGGTGAGGAACTGGTCTGCGTAGAGGGAGTGGAGCGTTGCTGTTGGCTGTCGCCTCCATTGGAGTCGATGAACTGAAATGAGCGCAGCTTGACGTAGGTCTTCGTCTTTTTCTGTCCGCTGTTATCCTCCCATGAATCTTGCGCTAGGCTTCCTTCGATGAAGATCGGTTTTCCTTTCCTCATGTATTTGGCAATGACCTCGGCTTGCTTCCCGTAGGCAACGATTCCGACGAATGTGGTTTTCTCCTTTCGCTCGCCATCTCGTGTCAGGTACGACTCGTTGACTGCGATATTGAAGTTTACCAAGGAATCACCGCTGGGGAGTGATTTGATCTCTGGGTCCCGAGTGAGGTTGCCCAGTAAAAAGGTCCTGTTGAATGATGGCATGGATCGCTGAGGCTCGTGGTTAATCAGTCAGGCGGTATTTCATGCCCTTTTTCTCAAGGGAGATCGTGCCGTCTGCAGCCAATCCATTGAGCGCCTTATGAAACTCCGGGTTGGTCATATCTTTCAGGGAATTGCTCACCTCCCGGAAAATATCCATGGTATCGAGTCCTGGCTTCGCTGTGAGTGCGGAGATGATGTGTTCTTGAATCGTGTCGTTGCGATGGATCTCGTCTTGAATGGCCTTTAACTCTTCCTGCATCTTCTTCGGATTACGGCGACGAGTGCCTTTAAAAAGGATCGGGCATTTGCCGACTCGAGAGACGGCGCCGGCGGGTACATTTCGAGCGACGATCATTTGCGTGCCGTCTTTGTGTGGCTGAGGTGACCGCAAATCCAAGTTTTCAAGAAAAACGGCATCGACCACGGCGAAGGTGTAGGCGTAGCGATTATCCCATCCTTTTCGAATTTGGACGACGTCACCTTTCTTGATGCGGTGCTCCCAGAAGATACGATTGGAGAGCTTGACGAAACCAGTTGCCCATTGAATCACGGGACTCCCTTCTTTGTTGAGTCGCGCAATGGCGAATCGCCAGATGCGGAATTTCCATGGAGTTTGTGGTGAGTCTTTGCTCAAGCCGTTGTGATCAACTGTTTGGGTCTTATTTGATTTTTTCATAGGTCGATTTCTACTAGATTTTGAAGTGAAAGTGTGGGTGTTGGCTGATGAGTGTGTTGTTGGCAGACAGAGCATAGACCCGGACGTAATGGGACGGACTTCCCATAGCGCCAGCACTCCGGGCAAAGGTCATTCTTCGGCGGGGGAGGGCGCTTGTATGTGGCTGGTTTTGTCTTGGTGGAGTTCACGGTCTGTATTGACGAATAGCTTTGTGTAGTTGGCTTGAACCATCTCTTCCAAAAGTTCGTGATACTCGCGTTGAGCGGTCTCAAACTTGACTCTCCGGCGGTTTAATTCCTTGGAGATTGTTTCCGGGGTATTGAGATTAGGCATATCGAAGGTTCTCCATGAGGTCGGCGGCTTCGTTGGGGCTGGTGATGCGCGTGATTAGGATGTCATTGGTGTGCAGCATGAGCTTTTCGTTGATGGCGAAGTCGCGCTTTTCTGCGGTGGCCGCACTTTTGACGTCGATGACTATGTCGATCCCGTTGCCTTTGATGCGGAAGTCTGCGGTGTAGGTGTGCTTTCTGAGTGTCTTACCTGCGTGTGGGCGCTGGGTGGGGATGAGCTCGAACTTTGGCTGCAGTTCTAGTTCAAGGTCCAGCAACTTGCATCCGGCCCGGAAGTGTAGGAAACACTCTCCTTCGAGCTTTGAATCAAACACGATGCCGTCGACGTGGACTTTTCTCGCGTTGTATTTTGGTTTTCTAGGCACGGTATTAACGGAATGATACGATTTGAGCGACTGGTTGGTTGAAGAAGGGCCCGTATTCTTTCTCGACCACGTCTTTGGCTGACTCCTTCTTGCTCGATGTGATTGGGATGTCTCGGACCTTGGCGATGACGCGCTCAAAGTTGCTGAATTTGATGTCGAAGATCAGTGCTTCCTGTTCTTCTGTGAGGCCTTCGCTTTTGACCTTCTTCAGTAGGTCTACCATCGTTTCCTCATGCCATGAGCGACGAGTGTTTCGCTCCTTCAAGTACACAATACGACCGTCTGGAAGTTCTGCTTCCTCGCCCGGAGTTGCGGACAGCTTTTCTTTGAGCATGTCAGCTGCTTTTTTGAAAGGAGTGTCAAATTTCTTACGTGCGTCTTCGAAGAATACCAGGTCTTCGATTGAGATTTCGCCATCGATCGAGGCGATTTGTTCTTCAGTGAGTGTGGTCTTCATGTCGTTTACGTCGTGGCGGAAGGCAATGCACTTGAGTGCGGCAGGGCAGTACTTGCATTGGGATCCTCGGTTATCGTCGGAGTTGATGAAAAAGGGATTCTTGATGACGCTCATCAGTTGGTCTTTGAGGTAGGCAACGAGCTTATCTAGGTTTTCGCGTCCCTCGATGGTGACCTCGGAGATACGCTCCATGCCATAATCCGGGTTGTTCTTCGGTTGGCAGATCTTCCATGTGATCTTTTCAACGCCGGGATAGTTGAGATAAACCAAGACGATGTATCCCAGCATTTGATTGTTCTGGTCCGCTGGATCGACTGGAATGGCACCGGCTTTCAAGTCCCATCCGATGCATTCTTTGCCGTCTGCGGTGAAGCTGGTGACGTCGGCATGACCGGTGAGGAAGAAGTCTCCAAAGTCGGCTTCGAGCTCATCTTCAACCATGATGGCCATTCCTGTTGTCTCGTATCGGACATCAGAGATGAGGTAATCGACGACAAATTCGGAGAATCCATTCGGTTTGAAGTCTCCGCATTCTGCGGCTTCTTCGGTCTCTGGAAGTCCACCGTCTCCAATGCATGCACCTTCTTCTTGGACAAGAGTCCATGCGCTTTTCCAGTGGCACCAATTACCCTCATGAGCGGCTCCGGTGCTTTCGTTCGGAAAGCGGGGTGCGAGAATGCGTGATGCGTGGCAAGTCAGTACGCGGTCGAGCTCGCTGCAACGGAAGGATGGTTTCACTTTTTACCTCCTTTCGGATGATACTCATGGACATCTCCATCAGTGATCATTCTGTGCACTAGCGCTGCTGACATATTCGCCACAACTGCGGCGGGTAAAAGCCCCATGCAGTTGCAGCAATAAACGGATTTTCTACGACTGGCTAAAACCAAGAGAGCTTCGACTGATTTTAACTTTTTGCCTCGGCGCGCATAGGCCGTTAGATTGACCTTATTCCGGCGAGCAATGGTCTTATCAAGCTCTTCCTTGGTCTTGCCTTTCGGTGTGGAATAGAAGCTCATGGTCTAGCCCTGTGCTTGCTGCTTGCTGAAGAGATCGAGTTGGCCGGAGAAGTCCTTAAGGTCAGTCTTCCATAGGCCAAATTTCTGAACGACTGCGCCAAACTCTTCGACATCGTGCTCGATGATGCATGGCGATCCGTCGTCGTTCTCACCACAATGAAGCATCTCATGAAACATGAGTGGTTCGCGAATGTCTGGGTTTGCGCCCCAAATCTGTTCGTCGAGGATGATTAGGAAATCATATCCGTGTAGGAAGTTGTCCCGGGCTGTGCACTTGACCGCTTTGCCCAGCACTCGTTTCGTGCCTTTCTTCATCTCCTTTGAAGTGAAGATCAGACGGACCTTAAAATTGACGAGATGCTTTGTGTGAGGATCGCTCAGCAGGTCGCTGTAGATTTGATGTGCATCCTCGTTTGCATCACGGAAATCTCCGTCTTGCTTAGAGTCTGGGGCGAAGTCGACGACTTTACTATTCTTGCTCATGATTATCTGTTTTCGCGTTATAGGTGTCTTCCTTCGCGATATTGAGAAGGAAGGTGCGTAGTTCTGATGGGATGACAGAGGGCCCTTGTCCCTCGATGTCGTAAACAGGAAGCTTGTGAGTCTTGCCATCGTGACCAGTGACGCCTGAGCGCCATTTATTGAAACTGGTTTGACTGGCCTGAACTTTGTAAAGGCGACGTAGTGCAATCGGCATGTCTGCAACGACCATGGCGATCAGTGCTTCTTGCCTTTGCTCTGTTTCATTACTGCTCATTGGTGACGATTCGTGTTCCTGGTATGAAGGGTGTCTTGCCTTGATTCTTCTCGTTGATGATGCGTTCGAGTTCTTGAATGTATTCAGTTGGCAGCTGATCCGGATGCGTGACGACGATCCTGACTGTTTGAGTCTTGGGTGGTGTGCCTGCGATGTCCTCGCGACGAAACAGCGAGTGCGCGAAACTCAAACGATCTGCGATGGGCTCGGACATTAGAAGTCGACACGAGCCTCTTCTGCTTTCTCGACAATCGCCTTAACGCCGGATGGAGACTGGTTCCCGACGATTTCCAAGTAAACGAGGCCTTGGCGCTTCGTGTGCTTGTTCTCCATGTCTTTGGAGAATGCCATACCGTGATATTCATCTCCCTTGATGATCAGCACGCGGACTGGCTCACCGCTTTTCGTAGACTTATCAGCAAATTCCTCGATAGCGAAGTTGCCTGAGATCACTTCACCTTCCTCAAGAATGGTGCGAGGCTCGGCCTTCGTTGCCGTTGGCTCCTTGTCTTCCGCCTTTTCAGCTGATTTCGGTTCCTCAGCTGGTGGTTCTTTGTCTTCGACCTTCTCGACTGGCTTGGGCTCTGGTTTGGCTGCTTCTTTCGGCTCTTCAACCTTCTCCGCCGGCTTTGGGTCTTCGACTTTTTCCGCTGGTTTCGGCTCCGGCTTGGTTGCAGACATAGCTGCGGCTGCGCCTTTGTTCTTCTTCGGAACATTCGGGCGCTTGGGTGGTGTGCCTGCGATACCGTCATCGTCTGTTTGAGCGTCTTCATCGTACTCATCAGGGGTATAAACTCCCATCATTAGCTCGGGCATGTGACGACGTGCCCAAATACGTGCACCGATATAGCACATTTGCTGCTCCGGCTGCTTCTTCATCTGACCGTTCTTATTGACTTCGCAGGCCTCGTCGTAAGTCAACTTGATGGTACGTGCTTCGTCCTCGCCTTTGATAGTACCTGATACAGTGAGAACTCGCTTGTTACCTTCGCCTTCAAAGTCGTAGCGCAAGCGAGACTTGAGATTTCCACGAGCATTGATCACTGCTGAGATGAGCTTGCCCTCATACATCACCTTGCCGTGGATGATACTTGTGCAGTCCGCGACGCCGAAAAAGTCCATTCCCCACTGTGCTGCTTGTGAGATGACTCGAATACAATTACCCGGTTTGTTCTTCAGGTGATCGGGGAGCAAGTCGCATTTGGCGACGACATTGGCGAACTCAATCGCCTCATTCATGCTGTTCGGCATCATCAAAAGACCGCCGCCTTGATTGTCGGTGTGGGTTGCAAGTTCTGTGTTCATAGGTGTTTCTTCTCTGTGGGTTAAAATTGGGTGCAGGAACGGGATTCGAACCCGTGACCTTCTGGTTATGAGCCAGACGCGCTACCGGACTGCGCTATCCTGCATTCTGTTATGAATTCTTTTTGTTCGGGGTTGCGGCCATCGGCTCGGCTACTTCTTCGATTGAAGAAATTTCCCCCATCATGACTGATTTCAGTTCCTCGGATGCGGCGGTCAGACGTGGGTCTTTCCCGATGTCGTCCAAAAGTGTGTAGAGCTTGCGGCGAATCTCTATACGACTTGCGTCACTTGCCCCAAAGTGGGCGACAGGTTTCGAAGCGGCTGTACGACGGAATCCTAGAAATTCCTCGATAATCAGTGCCTCGGATGCCTCTGCGGGCGATCCATGTTGGCGACGGTTGCGGACAATCCGTCCAACTTGGTCAAGTAAATCAATGCGATGGTTCATAATTACAGAATCAGGTTTAGTAAAAATGAACCTTGCAATGCAAGCAAAAATTCGTTTTTTCTTAAATCAGATTCAAAAATTATGAATATCTTCGGAGAAACACTCAGCGACTACTTGTCGAGAAATGGCATCACACAGAGAGACTTTGCCTCAAAGGTTGGAATCTCTGCAGGCTCTATGAGTCAGATTCTATCCAGCGGGGAGGGCGGTTTCCTTCCTAAAGAAAGTCGAGCAAAAGAGATTATTGCCAAGATTGGCGATGATGCGACTCGAGCTGCGTTAGGCCGGGCATATATTTTAACAGTCTGGGATAAACTCGGATTGTCTGATAATCCGCTAAGCGGAACGCTTGATCGTCCTGAGCACCTAAGTCAGTTTGAAAACTTTAGACCTTCACTTCAGCGTTTGCTCATAAGTTTGGGCATTGGTGCGATGGCTGATCCATTGGTTGAACAAATCCTTATTGACCAAGAGCGTTATGTCGGGAAAGAACAAGGTAGATCTGACTACACGCATAATCATCATGATCGCCTAGTTGCCGAAGATGATATTGCCGGAACCCCGCCCCCAAAGTTGCCCCATGCCGAAGAAACAGCGCTCCAACCAGGAACACGACTCCCGACAAATTCTGATACAATGGGAGACGGAAAGGGAGAAAGCGCTTAAAATCCAAAAGAATGAAAAGAAGCCAATCGACAGCCGGTTTAGAAGTTGTCCCTACGGTCTAGGTCGATGGTGTTTTGTTCCTGATAGTAAATAAGTGAGGGCTGACTCCCATTACTGAAAGCCAACCCTCGTGCGCCCGGAGACCAATCCAGACAACAATCCGTTCATGCTCGGCGGTCCAATCCGAGTCAATGTGAAACTGCTTCTATGGCCAATAGGGATCGATTAACCATTCGATGATGGGCTTCTTTGAATGAATATCAATTGCGGCCAAATCTGTAATGTCGATAGTGTGTTTATCTCGAGCGCTTCCAAGCCAAATGGAAACCAAGATATTCAGGATGACGACTTCGCCCGATGATAGTTTCCCTATAGCCGCCTCGACTTGATCAATATCAAGCTCTTCCTTTTCGGTGTTCCAGTGGTGGGCGAGCGTCGGGTAGTGACTGAGTAGTTTGAAGAATTTCTGTTTGCTGTTCATTGTGACAAGTTCTGTTTGATGATTTTTTGAGCGTCTTTTAAGCGTTGGAGTCTGCCGGCAGTGTTCATGCGTCCTGCTGGGAGCGGAAATATCCGGTTGCGATACTTGCGTGCAATGATCGCATACAAAGCTGTGTCCTGGACTCGGGTTGGGATCGGGTGGATCATGCTGCACCTCCTTCCATGCGACGAGCTCGCTCTGTTTTGATCTCTCCTGAACGCTTGCCGTCGACTTCTAGGATGGCGCCATAGAGGTCTTTCTGATCAGCCTCCGGTATTTCATTGATGAGCTGGGCGGCTTTTGTTTTCCAGCCAGTAGTGTCTTCGAGTTGTTTGCTCAACGTGCAGTCGCCTGCGAAGTTGAAGAATTTGATATGTATTTTCATGTGTGTTTTGGTCTCCGGTTGGTGTTTAAACTAATCCAGCGTTGTTAAAGCTGTAGAATCCGATGGAAAGAGGGTCGCGGCTTCTCTCGCCAATGACTATGTGGTCGAGGAAATCGATTCCGATAGACTTAGACGCCTCCACTAGCGTCTTTGTTACTTGAATGTCTGCCCGGGACGGTGCTGGATCCCCGGAAGGATGATTGTGAACTACCACAATCGCGGTGGCGCTCGTTTGGATCGCTGGTCGATAGACTTCCCTTGGATGAACAAGCGTTGATGTGGCTGTCCCGCTGGTGATCTCAACTCGACGAATCAATCTGTTTTTCCGGTCGAGGCAAAACACCCAGAACTTTTCGACTTCAAGGCATCGAGTGATAGGCATAAGGTTGCGGTGAAACTTTTCCGCTCTGTCAAAATGTATTTGATAGGTTTCCGAGTCGTTCGCTCGTTGATGTATTTGAAACACGGATGCTAAGCGTACTGCTTCCCGCGTCGAAACTTCGATTGATGAGGTGATTTGATCGACGGTCCATCTAGCCAATCCCATGAAGTTCCCGGCCATGTCTAAAAGCTTGTCAGCTTTATCTACGTCAATGAATAAAGTGAGGATTTCCCGGTCGCTCAGTGCGTTTAAACCGTAGTTCACTGCTCTGTCTTCGACGCAGAAGCCATTCAGCCCCATCGCTCCGTCAATCATACGTGTGTCCCGGTTTAGCATTTGCGTCTGCTTTGTCAGACAATCGCTTGAACGTCGGTCTAGCTCGCGTTTGAGTGCCTTCTCTGGGTCTTCCATGTTGGCGGAAGTCAGGGCGAACTCTTCGCTGTCTAGAAGGTCGTGCTGTTTGTAATAGCATTCAGACATTACTCTGCCCTCCCTTCGGCCTTGGCGATGGCGGCGCGGGCTTTGTGATAGACGTAGCTAACTTTGCTGTTTCCCTTCTGTAGTTCTGGATGATTAGAAAATTGATGTTCAATATCCTTCAATATCTCCAGTAAATCAGGTGCCGCAGCAATTAAGCATGCATTTGCCTTTTTCTTTGGCGAATGTCTTTTAGACTCAACATCTCCTAGTCCTGCCACTGGCAAACTCCCATCTCCCCCCATTACTCGGAAGCAGTTGTCATTATATTCCTGAACGTGCCATGGGCCCGGGGTGTGACTTACTTGGTCGCACACAAGACTTCCGTCCGGCTGGGCAACAAATTCCCGTCCGGTTTCGTCTTCGTAGACTTCGACGCCTAAGACGTCGCGTATTAGCTTCAGCTTTCCTTGTGGTTTAATCGATTTCATTGGTTTGGTCTCCGGTATAGCGGGCGGAATTGCCTGCCATGGTCTTAATCAATACGGCAATGCCGTATAATGTCAAGTCATGATTGCAAAAAAAATCCCCGACGTGAATCAGGGACTGGTTTATTTTGAGACTAGCTCAATCATCTTGAGCGTGGGGCCGCGTGGCGTTCGTCGTTCCTGCTCCCAGTCCTCAACGGTCCGGGCGCTGGCTCCAATCTGCTCGCCAAACTGTGCGGTATTCAAATCGCGCTCTTTCCTGATGCGCTTGATTGTCTCCGAAATGCTCAGGCGTTCGCCTCCGGCAGTCAAAAAGGTTGGGGGAGTGGTCTGTGTGTCCAGTTTCATAGTTCAATGTCCTCCATGCAGTCCAGCTCGGTGGACTCCGGTTTGTTTTTGGCAATCCATTTGTCCAGCCAATCGCGCAGGAGAATTGCATCGCCAAGGCTTTCGGGGACGAAATACCCGCGTTTATTGGTCCGGGCCCGGTCAATCATGATGCATTCCGGGTACAGTTCCAGCTGTCGATTGAGCGTCGAGCCTGCGAAACCGGACAGCCGAACCCCTGAAAGTGGTGATCCTCTCAGCATGTTCTTTGTCTGCTTTCGCTTTAACTTGCTCATCGCGCTCTCGTTGTTGACTGCGTAGCGCTCTGTGTCGTGCTGTTGCCGGTCATATTCCGCCAGGATGTGACCGGACGATCCTTTGGCCGTCCGAAACCCCATCGATTCCAGTCGTTCAAACTCTTCCTGCACGTCCCCCAAGATCAATTTACGGTCCGCTTCTGACTCTGCAATCTGTATCCGGTCCGGTGGACCCGGTTCGAGTAGCGAAATTATTTCTGATAGTTTGATGTACGGTTTCACCCCTTCAAAGGTAAGCTAAGTTTTATCCCTGTCAATCCTTAAATTGCACCGCTTAGTTACACTAAAGTGTAAAGGTGCGCAGTGTTTCAAATTGTTCAAAATACTATTTTGGTAAATTCTAACTTTGTACCAACAATGTAGCGTGAAGGTGCTTTGCAAAACCCCTATGGAAAGTATATTTTTCCATGTAGGGGTGTTTTGCAAAGCTATACCTTCTTACGCTTCATTCAATTGCCGACATTTTGCAATGCTCCAAATGGTTGCAGCAAAGTGCAAAGATAGACGGAGGGAGAGAGAGGGCAAAAAATGGAATATAAAACCGTTAGACAACTCAGAGGACAGAAAAAACTTTTAATCTTGATTTAACACCTGATTTTCCAGTAAAAGACCTTCATATCGGACAGGCGATCAGGTCGCTCCGAATTGGGTGGGGAATCGTGGATGAATACCGGACAGAAACAGATCATAATTACCGAGGACATCGTCGAGGAAGCTCAGGATGTGCTAAAAGAAGCGCTCCGGGCGAAGAAACGAGTCCGAAAGGGTGACGGAAAGTATGAAGATGTCCCGGACAACAAGGCTCGCATCGAAGCCGCGACACTGATCTTTGCTTACAAGTTCGGCCGTCCGGTGTCCCGGAATGAGAATTTAAACCGCACTGTGCCAGCTAAACCGGGCGAAGGTCAGGGAGATGTGCCTGCAGAGGTCGTCAGGCGCATGGTAGCCGGCGGAGTGGACGTCAATCAGATGCTCAAGGAGGTCGAGATGGAAGAGTCCGGAGGTAGTTTGAAGGATATGGGCGAAGTTGTTGATATATAATGAATTACGTAATCGAAAGACCTAAACAGTTGATTTGCTATCAACTGTTAAATATATCGCAAGATACTGATAATCATTGATATAAGTAAGGATCAGGAAAATGAATAACCTCACTTTAACACCTTGCGCGATCCACATGGCGATGATTGCTGTGGCCAAGAGAATGATTGGATCAATGAAAAGAAGCAAGAGTGCCCGGAGTGATGGTCGTGCGTACCTGGTATGTCATTGCTTGCCGGTGGTGGGTACCCCCCCCATGGCCCCTACCCCCGCAATTGTGGAGAAGATTATTTCAGTCCATCCTAAGAAGAGAGTAGGGGTGTCTTACCTTTCTCCTTCCTCTTCCTCTGTTCACTACTTTGTCCGGGAATCGACAGAATATTCCCAGAATTATGACCCTACCCCCGCAAAGACACTGTCGTCATCAAACCGATTGGTTCAGGAAGAGCCTCAAGAAAAATGAGTGTAAATCGAAAGGCGGAAGCAGAGGCATATTTGTTACGTGCTGCGAAAGAGTTGCCACGTAAGAATGTGAAAGCGCATTTCTCATCGCATGCGGTGATTCGTTTGGAAGACGGTACAAAGGTGCATGGTCCGAAGCCGAACATTTTGCAAAATCGTGTGTTTGAGCATTACGAGTTATGTCAGAAAGAAAACCGTGGCTGTATGATCATCATTTTGAAGCCTCGTCGAAAGGGAGCGTCAACGGGGAGTCAGGATGTGATGTATTGTCATGCCCAGCGTCACAAGGGTGTGAATGGTACGATCATGGCGGACAAGGACGGAACGAGTGATGAGATTTACGAGATATTCCGGACGATAGCGGAGGAAGACACCTTTGAGTGGCATCCTGACGAAGAGTATTCTGCGTTACCTGCGCGTGGAAAGCCGGGAAACACGGATGAGGATATTGAGTTGCCTTGTGGCTCGAAGTACGGGAAGGAGACAGCGGGAAGTTCGAATGCTGGTCGTGGTGGTACACGTCAGTATTTGAATTTGACTGAGTGTGCTTGGTACACTGGGAAGGAGAAGGATCCGACGCTTGCGCTTTTGCCGTCGTGTGAAGTTGCGATGCGTCAGGACACGAATCGTGGAGTGATCATTGCGGATTCGACCCCGAACGGTCCGAAGGGGTGGTTTTACAAGACGTGCATGTTGGCGAAGAAGGGCCAAGGCGATTGGAAATTGATTTTTGCGGCGTGGTATGAGTTTGAGAACTCGGTTCGGATGTTTTCGAGTCATGAGGAGCGTCAGGCGTTCATTGATTCGATTGATGATCCAGAAAACGCGTGGCTTGAGGAGCGTCGAGAGTTGCGGTTGTACGGGGGTGGTGAGCACAATTTCGAGAAGATCACGCCCGAGCATTTGTATTGGAGGCGTCAGACGATCTTTACTTTTTGTGATGGAAGCGTGACGAAGTTTCGTCAGGAGTATCCGAGTGACCCGGATGAGTGTTTTCAGGCATCGGCGGAGAAGCGCTTCAATGAATTCCACACGAAGCGTTGCCGGGATATGATGCCATCGAATTTGCCGACGCGGTATTCGATGAATTACATGGAGGCTGACCGCATGGTTTCGGTGTATCCGGATCCGAAAGGAGAGGTGTTGGTTTACGAGCAACCGAAATACGGGTGCAAGTATTTGGCGAGTGGCGACTTTTGTACTGGGGCAGATCAGCAGGTAGGTGGTCGAGAAAGTGACCCGGACTGGCATTCGTTGAAAATATGGCGCGATGGATATTTCGACCCATCGTCTCGACGATGGGTGAATGCGAAGATGGTGTGTTCATATCGGAGTCGAGTGGATATTGACCTTGCTGCGCATCAATTGGCCGCGATGTCACAGTATTACGGTCGATGTTTTGTGCTGACTGAGGTGAACAACTGCGGACTTGAGCCGACTCACATACTTCGAGACCTTGGATTTTCGCTTTATGAGCGTACTGGCCGAGACCCGACGACGAATCAGAAGAAGCAGGCCTTGGGCTGGAATACGAATGAGGTGACCCGAAAGACGATCGTCGATCATTTTGCAAAGCTTTGGCGCGAGGGTAAGCTCGACACTTTTGACAAAACGGACTTGGAGGAAATCGACAACTTTGTGACGAACAAGGCAGGTCGCCCGGAGGCACTTGAGGGCAAGCATGACGACACGGTTTTGAGCAACTGCATGAATGTCTTCAACTTGTCGACGATGGGGACGATTTATCGAGGTCCGAAGCGCAAGGGCTATACGCTTGAGCAGCTGATGAGTGATCCGACGCTGATGGTCCCCGATGGCTACCGGCGCGGAGGTCTTGGCGACAACATGAAGCGGTCTCGAAAGGGCCGGCTTCGCTATCGTCGTTGATAAATGCAACCTATGGATTATGCCCGGATAAGCATGCATTTTGCGAATCATGGCAAATTACGCTGAGCAGTCTAGCGCACGAAATAAGCGTGCAGGCGGAACAGGAAGTGCATCCGGAGATTCATCTGCACGCGAAAATCGAATTGGTAATCGTGATCGTGTTCCAGGTGAAAGTCAGACGAGTGCTGACACTCGTAATGCTCAATCAAAGACTCAACCGAGTCATCGTGTTCCTTTTTCAGTTCGAGAAGCGCAATGGCGTCGTCAAGGTTATGGCGGGGCCTCCAAGCGCATGGCGCAGTTCCAAGCGAGTTCGATGGGGCAGTCTATGGGAATGGGTGGGACAGCATCGGATCCATACGGAAAAGCAGAGAGCGGTCAGAAGCCCGATCCACTTCCTTCACCAGAATCCAATGAAGGTGGAAATACCGAAGCTCAACCACAGAGCGGGGTATTGCGTAAGGCTCTGGGTGCGGTCGCCCGCGGTGCGAGTCAACTAATGGCTCCATTGCTTCCGGATCCGAATAGCCCCCAAGCGAACTTCATGAATCGGTCGATGTCTGGCGGACCACTTTCGAACAAAGAAATCGCAGATGCGCAGGCCTACGCAAAAAGCATGGGCACCACTTTCGATCCTCGTACTGGTTATGATCGGTCAAATTTTATGGGTGAGAAATCTCCCGAATTACCATCGGTCAACATGACACCGAAACCGAAGAGTACTCGCGTTCGAACCTTTAGCGATCCTGCCGCTGCAATCGCACAAAATAAGCAGGATCCAGCTGGTCCAAAATTACTTAGCGATGGGGTTGCGCTCCCAGTGCGCAACAAACCCGAAAAACTGAAAATCCCAAGTCTCCCTGACCTGAATTTCTAATGAATTCCAATTTTTTTGATCCATTCACCCAGCCGTCCAAGCGCGCTCAGAAGAACGCATTCAAGCAAGAAGAAGAAACACGGGAAAATCTCTACCGCTCTACGGGGGTTGACTTCGATAAAGACGTCGATGGTCGAGTCTATCCGACAAAAACCGAGAACAACCGGCGTCTCGGGTTGGACGCTCCGGGCATGTTTGAAGACGGACGTGTGGACCTCGATGGCCGACGAGCCCTTGATTCACGGATTCAAGGGATTCCACAGACTTCTAAAATGATCGACGACGCCAAAAAGCGTCGATCAGAAATCTCCTCGATTTCCAAAGGCTATCGGGCTGAACTCGATAACTTCGATCGCTCTCATGGCGTGAAAGTATCTCAGGCCGATGAATGGGATGACGTGGCCGGAGAATTCAAGAAGGTCGAGCGAGTTGACTTTGATGGCATAGTCGATGATACGCGCAGAGATGCTTTACTTCAGTCTCGCAAGTACATTCAGGAAGAACTGAACCGATCAGATACGGCATTGAATGACATTGATGTTGAAATCGGTCGACACAATCTTGCTCGTCAAAAGTACATTCAGAACCAGCGCAGTAAGTTGGGAGCAAAGCCCGGTGACATTGCAGATCTGGATGATTCCCCAGAAATGGAGGTCGGAAGTCCCGAATGGTATGATGAGATTGATGCGCATGGTGGTATTGTTCGTGGGGGTAAAAAGCGCGCTGCCGATTTGCCTTCTCCATACCAAGGCGAGATTGTCGGTCCGAATGATCCTATTCGCCCAGGAGTTGAGGGCCATCATCGTGTTGTTGAAGGCATGGCTGATAATGTGACTGCAAAAGTCACAGATATTCCAAATCAAGCCCCGGTCGAAATGGCCAATGAGTCTGGACCACTTCCAGAGGCGACTGATTCTCAATCGAATCTTTCAGAGCTGTCTGGATCTTACCGCCGATTCATGGAGACTCGGGATGACCAGAATCGTACCCCGAGTGCATTTGATCAGGCCGTTTGGATGAGCGACCGTATCGAACAGCTGCAGTCGCTCCGCGAAAAGGCCAGCGATAAAGGTGCTGAGTCATTTGATTTAGAGGAAGCAGCATTGCTTAAAGAGCAAGAGGCGATCATTTCAGAAATGACACCTTACCAGCTCGCTCGATTAGATGACAAAACCCGTGATCCCCGGACGAAAGAGATCATCAAGAACTTTGGCGCACGCTTTGTTGATTCAGTAGGTACAGGCCTTACAGACATGGCTGAGTTTGCCAACCGGCAGTATATCCGGTTTCACCCACTTGGATACCTTGGTGCCAAACTCAGAAATGAGACGGCTACCGACAACACTGTGTCTCGATTCTTAGGCGCGATGCGTGAAGTTGCCGACGAGTGGGGCCCTGATGTTCCAGAGGAAGTGAGTGAAAAGCTCTTATCCGGAAAGGGAACACTCTTTGCTGAAGGCCTTGGATCTGCTGTCTCATTCATGTTGCCAGGAATGGCCGTTTCTAAAATGGGCAAGCTCTCGAAGTTGAGTCCGAAGGCGATGAAACTTCTGACCTATGGAAGTACTGCTGTTGCTGGTGCCGCGGTGAGTGGTAATGCCCTGCGTCGGGAAGTGGTCCAGAATAATGAGCCGATTCTGAACTACATGACTGAAATGCTTCAGTCCGGCGAAATCACCCAAGAGGCATACGACAAGGTCACTGAGAACATGCAGAATCAGGCCGCATACGCGGAAGCCTTGGGTGCAGCTTTTGGTCTTACTGAAGCGATTCCACTTGGCAATATGCTTAACCGCGCAAATCGACTGGGCGGGACAGCCTTAACAGAAACATTGTTGAAGCGACTTCTGTCCGGGACCATGGGCGAAACCTTGGAAGCCGCAGGCCAAAAGACTTTAGGTAAAGGAGTCAAGGCGCTTGCTTCTGGAATGGAAGAAGCGACCGAAGAAGCGCTTCAAGAGTATTATCAGACTTTGGCAGAGAATGCTGCAGCATCCGGCTGGGGAATCTTCTCCGACGAAATGGCTTGGGATAAGCAGCGAGGTCTACTCGATGGTGCGGTCGAAGGCCTTTCGACTGGTGGTGCAGTCGGTTTCACTCTTTCGATGCTGGTTTCAGCAATGCCCGGTCGCCAGCGTCGTGAGTTCGGTGAGACTCTTCGTAGTGAGCTCGCATTCCAACTGGCTCAGCAAGAAGCCATGAAAACGGCCGGTGAAGATTGGCGACAAATGAATGCCGAAGATCGGGCCGCTGCGATCGACCAGCAACTCTCTGAGATGAGCCCGGATGATTTGGCCAGCATGAACGAGCAAGTCGATAAGCTACTTGATACGCCATCTCATCCATCTAGCGGAATTCGACCTTTCAACGTCGTCCATGAATCCGATCAATATGAAGATGGTTCGCGCGAAATGACAATCTGGGCAAAGTCTATGGATGATGCTTTAGACCAGCTCAACGAAATGGGGGTGAACGACAATGTCACTGTTGATTCTGCCGAAGCTGGTGGAGACATTGAGATCGTGAATACAACTGTATTCACCGGGAAAGACGGGGATGAAATCACCCTTGAGGGGAATCCAGTAGAAGCACGAAAGAAATTGCCAAATGGATTTGAAGTGAAATCCGTTCGCCCAGGCGAACCCATTGAAAAGGAGGTGACTACCAATGAAGCCAATACCGATAATCAAGAAGGAGAAGTTCCTTCCGAGACCGGAGGACAACCTTCTGAAGTTTCAAGTTCCATTGACAATGACTCCCAACGAGATCCGGAGACTGTTCCTGATGCTGGTACTTCAGAAGAAGAGACGGAACTAGATACTCCAAAGACTCGAAAGCTGAAAGAGATCAAGGAGACATTCAAGCTCAGTGATCGTGGGACGAAGGCGCTCGATCAGATTGCCGACGCCGTCGAGCGAGTCGTGGGTGAGGATGCCTTTGACCGGGTGAAAATCGACATCTTGTCAGCAAATGAGATGCCTGCCGGCTTTGAAGAAACAGCGGGTGCATGGGATCGTCGTAACAGTCGGTTGATTCTGAATCGTGATGTTGAGGACAATAAAGGCGATGAAGCCATCACAACTATTTTCCACGAGTCTGGACACGTCATCGCGGAAGCAATGGACGACTTCGTTTATGAGCAATGGTCAGGGCTGACTCCTGAGCAACGCGAAGCGGCCAAACTCGAATACAATCCCGACGATACACGGACCGACTCCGAATTGCTCGCATCGAAGAATGCGCGTCAAGAGTGGTTCAATTTTCAACTGTTCCGTGTGGCGAAAGAAGGGCCCAAAGAGTATAAGAAGAGCTCCGATCTCAGTGACACATTGAAGGACAAAGTCATTCAAGTTTGGAATGAGATCCGTGAAATCATTACCAAATGGATTGGAGATCCAAGCCTCAGCACTCAACAGCTTGATTCGCGAATCCGGGAAATCCTCTTTGGCGAAACCGAACAAGATACGGACACTGCCGATTTGCCCGGTGAAGAAACAAACCTTTCACAACGGGATGCCAGGTCGTCTGGTTCAGACGTAGGGGTAGCGTCTGTAGATGGGCAACCATCCATCCCGACCAAAATTGAGCCGACTGGGAATTCGTTCAAAGCGAAGACTCCTGAGAATAATTCTCGGACAGTCTCCGGACGCTGGGCGATCGTCGATGCTGCGGAGATTAAAACGTCACAGGATGAGGGATATGATCAATCGCTTCAGCCGCGAAATCGCAACCGTCGCGCCAGCCAAGACCAAGTGGCAGAGATTGCTCAAGGCCTCGATCCCGAACGAATTGCAGACAGCACTACCACCGACTTAGGTGCGCCCATTGTCACAACCGATGGAATGGTGATCAGTGGAAACGGACGCACTTCAGCTGTTCGCCAAGCTTACCAGAATCGGGACCGAAAGGCAGGTCAGGCATACCGTGAATGGCTCAAGACAGATGCTCAAAAATTTGGAATCGATAGTTCTGTGGCCGATTCCATGGATCAACCGATGCTGGTTCGAGTCATCGAAGACTTTGGCGGCATGACTCCAAAGGAATTTGCTCGAGTATCGAATCAAGACCAAACCATGGGAATGAGTATTGCGGAAAAGGCTTCTGTTGATGCTCAAATCATCTTGGAGAGTCCGGCGCTACGCGAACTGTTCCGGCCAAACGAGTCTGCGGGAGTGATGGCTTCAACCAACCGTGAATTCCTGAATCAGTTCATTGAGTCGACCGGTGACCGCGTGAACCTTATTTCTTCCGACGGCTCTGGGTATCCTCCGGAATTGGAACCGCGATTAAAGAGAGCACTGATCGCTGCAGCTGTTGGACCAAACGACACTCAGTTGATTACGGCTTTGACCGAAGAAACCGAAGGCATTCGTCGTGTGGCCAATGCGGTCGCAGAAGTGGCTCCTCAGTTGGTCGAGTTTCAAGGCACTGAGTTCGATGTTTCCAATGAGCTTGCAGATGCGCTTCGTAACTATGTTTCCATTGTTCGCGAAGGTAGCACTGTGGACCAATTCCTTTCTCAAGTAAGCTTGTTCGGGGATGAAGTTCGAACCGCTGAGTCAGATGAAATCCTCCGTGTTTTTGGTAAGCATGGAAAGCGATCAGCCCGGAAGATCATCGAGTTTTTCCAGAGCTATATTGACCAAGCAAGTAACGTCGATACGACAACCCAAGGTCTGAATCTTGGTATTGACGAAACGACAAAGTCAGACATACTTTCCAATAGTGAGCAATCCGAAGAAAGTCAGCCCGAGCAAACCGATCTCCCGCAAGGAGAATCTGAGTCGTCCGCCCAAAACGCGGAAGGGCAGTCTGTTGCGCCAAGCCGCCAAGAGCGTGGGCGTCTAAATCGAAAGCCAAAGTCTGCTGAAAAAGAAGCAGCGATTGATCAACTCTCTGATGCCTTCGATGGCCTTGAGGATTTGGCCGGTACGCCGTCACTTAATAGTAACGAGCTTAATGAATTTGAGAAACTAGCATCTAAAAATGATTCTGGAGAAAAACTAACTGAATCTGAAAATAATCGATTTTTGGAGTTAGAAGATCGATTAGTAGAGTCTCAAAAAGGTGGTAAACTCGGAAGCAATCAATACAGCTTAGCAGAGGCGGTTGAAGACATTCGTGCAGGCCGCACAACATCGCCACTAAAGGCAATTAACGAGGCAGTGCGTGATGCTATTAAACATCGAGAAGATGTTAAGCGTAGGGCAGAAGCGAGAAAAAGCGACCGTCAACGCGGGAAATTGTCAATTCTTGATAACATAACCCGAGCGGCTAAGCAGGGGAAAGTCCCAAAAGATACAGCACAAGCTCTAACCTCTTTTGTGAACTCGCTAGAAGACCGATTTATCGACGACGTAGCTATTTCATTGCGAGCCAGAGGGCAGGCTCAGGGGACTTTCGATTTTGCGGAAAGCCTGGTGACGATCTTCCGTAATTCAAACGACATGACGCACACGGGAATCCATGAGTTTTGGCATGCACTTTCGCGTCTAATTCCAGCATCCGAAGTCACTAAGATAGCGAATGACTATGCAAATTCGCTAGTAGAGTATTTGAAACAAGACCCGGAGTTTTACGCTTTTGTTGGTCGCGAAACTCTATCGACAAGGCAATACGAGGAACTTCTTAAATTTTCATCAAAGGAATCTCTTGAAGATCGATTATCTCCTTTGCGCAATACATCTGGAAACATCGAAGCATATCGAATCCGGTTCAATGCGGAAAATTATCGTTATCACTCTCTCGACGAATGGATTGCTGAGAAGCTGACCGATGAAGTTTTGAATCGTGGTGATGGCCTTAAGCCAAACACCATATTTAGCAAGGTCGTTGTCGCAATTCGAAGGTTCCTACGAATTGTGAAGCGGCACCTTGGGCAAAATCCTTACCACAATGTCGTAGACGCAGTGTTCAACCGTCCAGATACACTGGGATTTGCTCGATTCGGTCCAGTCGCTCAAGCGACTCCATTGTATGAGCCGAATATGTCACGCCGTTCAACGGTTAGAAATCAATCAACATCCGATGAGGGGGAACTCGCCTTAGCGCCTACAGGTGTTTTTTCAAAGACGTTTCCGAAGTCTCAACGAAAAGCATTCCTTGCGGCGGCAGAATCCATGGCAGATGCGGGGATCAATACTCCTGAAGAACTTGCGGAGATCCTGAGTGATCGATTCGGAGGCAAGTTTAACGGATATGCCCAGTCTCTTTGGAATATGATAGCTTCCTTTGACGATGTAGCGGCATCGAACTTAACTCCTGACTGGAAGGCGACTTTTGCCGGACTTGACAATTCAAGTGATTCGGCGGATATTGACTCTAATGTATCAAATCGAGAGCAGCCTTTGGAACGAGATAGCGATTCAGGAGACGTTGAAGACGCCTCAGATGCAAGTCGCGTTTCAGCTCGACGAGGATCAGATCAATCAACTGATGATACAAACTCGGAAGCACCTGGAACAGAAGGGCGTGAGCCCGAGAGTGGCCGGGTCGTATCTGGAAGTGGCTCCACTGCTGATGGAGAACAAAGCGATTCAGTCGTTTCTACGGAAGACTCAGAAGATGGAACTCGCTCTCGCTCTTCCGGACGTTCCGGATCTTCAAGCCGCCGTGGAACTGATGGCTCGCGATCGGATGCTAAACAAAGCGGAGAAGGACGAACTGACGCAGTTGCTCGATCCAACAACGAAGCTGGGCAAGTCCGCACTGAGGTCGTGGTCGATCCCGACGTTGATCAGCGCTTAGCCTCTCAAAAGCAAGCGGACCAGAAGTCTCACAAGGTAAAGTGGGGTGATTTACAGAGCGTCAAAGACGTTGCGCCGCTACTTCTCCATGATCAGCACATTGATGTTGCTAATGCCGAGAATCGTTTCTTTGGAAATGCCAAGCCGAGTGAATTTAATCCGAATGGTAAAGGCATGCTCTTCACCAATGGTACCGGCACTGGAAAGACATTTGTCGGATTAGGGACTGCCAAGCGCTTTGTTTCGGCAGGTAAGACGGAGATCCTATTTATTGTCCCGACTGGTAAAGTCACGGATTGGATTGAAGATGCCAAATTGATTGGACTTGAGGCCTCGACAGTGCCCGACACCAAAAGCAGTGGAAAGGGCGTCACAGTCGTCGGATTTGAGAACTTCCGTCAGAATCCACATTTGTGGGCCCGTAAGTATGATTTGGTCATTAGTGACGAGGCGCACAAGTTAATGTCGAACAAGGACGGCGAAGTGAACGCGACACTTCAGGCATTCCGCATTGTCGCTGGCCACAAGAACAATCATCGAGAGTCCGGTGCCTATCGGAATCCTGAGTGGTTCGAGTTGAAGCTCGAGCACGAGGCAAAGCTGAAACCACTTGAGAAGAAGCTTAAGCTCGCGACTTCGAATAAAGATCAGGCTCGCCAGCAGAAAATCAGAACTCAGATCAACCAACTTCAATGGCAATTCAATGAGCGTACAAGCGCAATGAATGCTCAGAACGAGGAAGACGGTAAAGGCATCTATTCAGAGACAAAAACGCTTTTCCTCAGCGCAACACCTTTCGCCTATCACAAGGCTCTTGAGTGGGCGAATGGATACATCATTGATTGGGACTTCAATCACCAAGGGACTGATCAAGTGATGATTGGTGATTCTCGTCAGAGTCCTATGGCTGACTTCTTTGTGCGTCATCTTGGTTACCGCATTCGCTACCACAAACTCACTGAACCCGATGCTCAAGTCGATGGCAGTCTCATGGAGCGCGAACTGTCGAAGAAATTGACCGATGCTGGCGCAATGAGCGGGCGAATGATCAATTTAGACCATGACTATTCCCGGGACTTCGTTCTGGTCGATTCTAAATTGGGCGCTGAGCTCGATCGTGGAGTCGGTATTCTGCAGGGATACATCGACCGTGATGAAAACGAATTCCATGTGCTGCCAATGATGGTTAAGCAGAAGTTTAACTACGTGAAGGCGGCACAGATGCTTGAATCAATCAAAGCAGTCGAAGCTGTGAACCGAGCAAAGAAGCACGTTGCACTTGGTCGTAAGGTCGTCGTCTTTCATAGCTACTTGGGATCCACGCCGACGCATCCATTTGAATTCAATATGGGTGACATTATGGCTATCCCTGATCCAGAATTGAGAGGCGCCGCTGAAGCCGAGATCAACAAATTCAATGAGCGATACCCGGAGCTCGTGAATCTCGATTTCAGTGAAGTGGCGAACATCCTTGATATGTTCCGGAATGAATTCGGGGAATCGGTGACATTCTTCAATGGGCAGTCCAAGAGCACTCGTCAGACAGGGATGGAACTCTTCAATCAAAGTGGATCCGGAGTCGACATTATCGTTGCTCAGGTTGATGCCGCTCAGGAGGGATTGAGTCTTCACGATACTGATGGAAAGCATCAACGGGTATTGATCAATGTTGGTATTCCAGTGAAGCCGGTTACCGTTGCCCAGGAGGAAGGGCGCATCTATCGAGTTGGCCTTAAGAGCGACGCCGCTTACGAGAATCTTGTACTGCACACAAACATGGAACGCTCGATGTTCGGTGAGAAGGCATCACAAAGAAGTGGTACAGTCGAGAATCTGGCCATGGGGGATCTGTCTCGAAATCTGAAAGAAGTACTTCGAGAGGGATACATGAATGCCCGATTCTTTGAGCCAAATCTGGAACAAGGCAAAGGTGGCGTTGCATCTGATCGACGCATTCAGACCACCTCTGACTTTGATCGCGCAAAAACTTACTACTATGGCCGACTCAAGCGGAATTCGAAGACGAAAGCCCTCGAAGGCAAAGACTATTTTGCGACTCCTGAACCGATCGGTTACAAGATGGTAGAATGGGCAGGAGCGAGACCGGGTGAATCCATGCTCGAACCATCCGCCGGCCATGGCGCGATTGGACGCTTCTTCCCTGACACTACGAGCAATACTTTTGTCGAGCCGAGTCCATCTTTGTCCACAGAGGCCAAGGTCAATACGTCAGGTCGTTTTGAAGTCATGAACTTCGAAGACCTTGCGATCAACAACAAGTACGATGCAGTAGTCATGAATCCGCCATTTGGAGTCGGCGGGAAAACCGCTTATGATCATATCCGAAAGGCAGTGCAGCATTTGCGCGATGGTGGCCGTATCGTTGCTTTAGTCCCGGATGGACCTGCAGCTGATAAGCAATTCGAGAAGTTCATGACAGAAGACGCTCAGGCGAATGTCTACGTCCCAACTATCTTTCAACTTCCGTTTTCGACCTTTGAACGAGCCGGGACCAAGATTGCGACTCGTATCCTGATCATCGACAAGATCAATGACCTAAAATTTGCCCAATCTTCTGGATACAGTCAGGGCCGTAGTCGGATCGTCAATCTTCGCGACATCGAGGACATCAATGATCTGTTCAATGAATTCGAGGGTATCGGCGTTGATCCTCGGGTGACGCTTCCAGTTAAGGAGAAACTGAAATCGAAGAAAGCCGCTCAAGCACTTGCTGCGACTGAGGACATTTTCAGTGCCGACCAGTTTAATCATACCAAGACCGGAGATCCTATATTCGTCGCAAAGATGAATGTTCGACTCCCCGATTGGCAGGAAGTGAAAGCAATCTTCAAAAAGTATGATGGCTATTACTCCAAGTTCAAAGGCGCAGGCGCGATACCAAGAATCCATTTCAAAACTGCGGAAGCTCGTGATTCATTCATCGAAGAAGCTCAAGGTGCTCTCGGGGGTAGTGACGCTGAATTGTTGGCCGGAACTCCACTTCCTGTAATAGAGCAGGTTGAAGAAGGCTGGGCATCTGCACCACGAAACAAAGGTAATGCTGAACAGGAGCGTGTCATTGGCGAGACCATCGGTGACCTGAAAGATAATCGAACAGTGATCGGCCGTACTCGTGATTTCATGAGTGAACTGCGGTCGGACGACTTCCTTCGTGTTCGTCAGGGGGTATTTGATAGTTTCGCTTCTATCAGAGAGTATGAGAAGCGTATCTTTGGAAAAGACTCCAAGATCGATGCCGCCTCATCTGCATACAAAATGTCTCTCATGACGAAGAATCTTCCCTCAGTCATGATGCAAGTCATCAATGAAGGGACACTTGAGTATGTAAATGGGTCCATCCAACTGAAGAAAGACAGTCGTTCTCTGGCTTCGATTTTGAATATGGTTGGCGATAAGAATCTCAAACTCTGGGAGGGCTATGTCGCTGCAGTCCGTGCCGATCGTTTGTTGAAGGAAGGCAAGGAGAACAACTTTGCCGATGATCCAGAAGACATGGAAGGAGGCATGACTGCGCGCCAGAAGGTCGACAGTCTCTTATCGCTGAAGAAGGTTTATCCTGAATTCGAGAAAGCTCGTGAAGCTTATGCCGAGTGGAACCGTGATTTACTGGATTTCGCGGAAGCCGCTGGAATTATCGATCCATCTGCACGTAAAGTCTGGGAGAAGAATGACTATGTTCCATTCTATCGTATGGCTGATGCCGCTCAGGATGGCATCAAGGGCCCGATTAAGAAAAAGGGTATATCCGGTCAGGATGCAGGCATTCAGACGCTCAAAGGTGGCGAAGGGCGGGTTGCTATCATCGAGAACATCTTCAAGAACGCTGAGAAACTGGTTGATGCCTCTTTCAAGAATATCGCTATGCAGCGAATCACCCAGTTGGCTGAAGATTCTGAAGGCATTTTAGAAGCGATTCCTCATAAAGCCGTTCCGTTTAAAGTCCAGGTGAAGGAGGTCAAGTCGATGCTTGAGAATGAAGGCGTCGACACTTCAGGGATGACCGATGAAGATCTGGCGAAAATGGTAAACTTTTGGCGTATGCGTGCTCCGAAAGGGCCGGACGTCGTATCGGTTTCTGAAAACGGAAAGCCGAAGTACTTCAAGGTGAATGATCCGCTATTACTTCAGTCGATTCTCGATTTGGGGCCAGAACAACAGTCTTGGGTGCTTCAAATGTTCGGCGCGCCTAAGCGTTTACTGACCGCGGCAGTTACATTGGATCCCGTATTCATGATGGCTAACTGGCTCCGTGATTCGATCAATGCCTACTTCGTCTCTGATTCTCCGCTCCGTTGGGGGATTGATTCGGTAATGGGAGTCGCTGAGACCATGGCGGAAAGCGATAGCTATAAGCAAATCCTTGCTTCCGGTGGATCTTCCGGTGCTTATCAGCGAATCAAGGACAAAGACATTCGCAGACAGTTAGCTCGTATGACTCAGGCTGAACGTCGTCGATTCAAGTCCAGCATCATGGATAGCCCCCACAAGATCGTTCGAGGACTCAAGCGAGTCGGGCGTGCGTCTGAAATGGCAAATCGTGTGGCGGTCTACAATGCAGCTATTCGGCAAGGGGCCTCTCCTCAAGAGGCTTCGTTTCAGGCCATGGACCTGACGAACTTCACTATGCATGGCCAGTCGCAGTTTATCCGCACATTCACTGCGACAGTGCCGTTCCTGAATGCACGACTGCAAGGCCTCTATAAACTGGGCCGATCCTCTGGACTGGGGCAGGGCGAGACCAAGCTGGAAAAGTTCATTCCGACGAAACGCTTTGCGGCCCATGCGGGTATTATGGTGATGGCTTCCTTGGCGCTTCTTCAGCAAAACTGGGACGATGATCGTTACTGGGATTTAGAAGACTGGGACCGGGATCTTTATTATCATGTTTGGTTTGGCGATGAACATTTCCGGTTCCCCAAGCCATTCGAGGTCGGCGCGATCTTCTCCACACTCCCGGAGCGTATGGCTGAAGCGATGTTCAAGCGAAATGATACAGACCTTCTGGGTAAGAGTGTCGGTTCGATGTTCTTGAACACCTTTGCCTTCAATCCGATTCCTCAAGCAGTGATGCCCGTTGTTGAGCAGTTCGGAAACTACCAATTCTTCGGAGGTCGTCCAATTGTTGGTAAAGGTGATAGCTTCAAGTCACCAGAACAGCAGTATAGTCCGTGGACAAGCGATACATTCCGGGAAATGGCCAAGGCGATGCCAGACAATGCCCCTGAATGGCTACGCTCTCCAAAGCGTTTAGAGCACGTCTGGCGCGGATATACTGGCACGGTGGGAATGTATGTGATGGATGTCTCTGATATGCTTGTGAGAAAAGCGACTGGTGCACCACCGTCGCCAGACTTCGGAGTCGACTCCTTGCCGATTCTCGGAAACTTCAAGCGTCGCTTCAATCCAGATGACAGTCAGCGCTCCAACCGCTATGTCGGCGATTTCTATGAACTGTATAACAAGCTTTTGACGGTAGAACAGGGTATCCGTGATGCGAAGGCTGAGAACGACAAGGAGGCCGTTGATGCACTTCAGGGAGAGAATTCTGAAATCCTTCAAAATTCAGATCAGCTCAAGCGCACTCGTTCGAATCTCGCCAATATTACGAAATCACAGAATCAAGTGTTCTATGATCCGTTTATGGATCCAGATGTGAAGGCAGAGCAATTGAGAAAGTTGAATCGTCGACGCAACGATATTGCTCGAAAAGGTGCAGCATTGCCTAGTCCTAAGTGATTAGGCTCTGACTGCAGGGATGATCGATATAGCGCACGCGAGTATGTAAACCCAGATCACAGTCTTAAAGTAAATGCCGGGGTCAAATCGAAGGTCTCTGTCTTTGCAGTAGCAAAGTCCGACGAGTAAAGAAATGACGACGCATGTGAAGAAATACGGAAGGCTTCCGACTGCCAGAATGACAATCGTGAATAGCAAAGCAGCAAAGGCTTCACCGACACTGGGGCGTCTGGTTCCCCGATTTGGTGCGATATGATCCATGGCTACATAAAAAGCTATTCTGCGAAAAATGCAACCTATCGACGGTAGGGGATAAAGTGACGCATTTTCTGGGTGAAGATGCGAAAATCGAATCTAAAACTCACTTTGAAGCAGATCAGTGATTTGGGCTCATACACGAAGTCCAGGTATAATTCTTTGAAGTCGGATAACAGCGATCGCATCAAAGCAGACAAGGCGTCGTACCTACAATACGAGCGTGAGCGTAATGATCGAGACCAGCCGGATACGATATTTGAGAAGTCAAATGTGTCGATTCCATTGACGACAATGGTCGTTGATTCGTTTGTGGGGCGTGCTGATGACGCCATTACTGGGACCGCTCCTTATTTTTCCTTCAAGCCTCGTGGTGCGAGCGATGGTCAAACCGCAAGAGACTTTGAAGACTTCTTTCGCTTCAAGCTCGAAAGCAAAGCGGAGACTCGCTCGATTTTTCAGGATGGGTATGAGCCTATATTCATCCAACGAGCAGCGATTTTCAAAACGATCTACCACGAGGAAGTGGATGAGTGGATGGATTACGAACGTCGCGTTCTTTGGAATGCCATCGATGAAAAGCCGATTACTTTAATCCCTCCCGGCGGCAAAGATCCTGAGTTTATCGTTGAAGGCGAGCATGAGTTTATCGACGTCGTTGATCCCGTCACCGGACTGGAACGGAAACAGTCGGCTACGATTCCTTATTTCTATCTCAATCCTGAGATTATGGAGTGGAGACCAAGCCCCAACGGGCTGAAGGTCCAAAGCGAGATTTTTAAGGGTGCGAAAGTCGTGATGATTGATTACGACGCCATCTTGATCCCAAGTGATGCAACCAGCATCGATGATACCGATATTATCGAGCGGTATGACAAGCCAATCGAGTGGGCTGAAGCTATGTGGGTTGAGCGTGAGGGGACCACTTTTGATGAGTTCAAGGCGAAGCTCAGTCAGAAGAATGCGGAGGTTAAGACCAAGACCGCAAGGCATGAGGACCGCAAAGAGAACCTTTCCTTTGATAAAGATCAGGGGAGAATGAAGGTGTTAGAATGCTGGTTCAAACGAGACATCCTCGGGACCGGTCGACCTCAACGATTTGTTGTTTGGGTCTGTGCAGACACATTCATCCCGATCAGTTGGGAGTACCGGGGTATTGTCAGCCCAAGTGGTAAAAACCCGTATCGTGCTGTAGCGATTGCCAAAAAGCCAAATCGGTGGTGGGGAAAATCGCTGCCGGAAATGCTGAAAGATCCCCAAGAGTTCATCGACAAGCAGTTCAACTCGCAGGCTTATCGTAATGAAATTGGGGCCAATCCATTCGTGGGGACCGATAAGAGCGCCCTTGAAGATGATGAGGACGATGATCCTGAAATCTTTCCTGGTAAAGACTGGCAACTGAAGCCGGGTAAGAAGATCACCGATTATATTTCATTCGCGGAAATGCCGAACCTTGATGGCAAGACTCAAGACCTGATCGAGTTTGTCTTTGAACTGGTTCAGCTCTGGCTAGGTGTGTCGGATCTCACTCAAGGGGATTCTGAGGACATCTCCAAGCATAACACTGCCACCGGCATTGAGGCGACACTTCGAGAGGCATCTAAGCTCTCACGAAAGTGGATCCGTCGCATTGTCCGTTGCTATACCAGTCTGTTGAAAGATCTGGTTTACCTGACGCTGGACACCATCGACGAGAATGAAGTCTACGAGGTGACAGAGCGGGAAACGACTCATCTGAGACAAATGCCAGCTGAACGCATTCGAAGCATCGACTTTGATGTATCGATCATCATGGGGCAAAACGAAGGCGGCAGACAGATTGAGAACGCTCGTGCCGCACTTGAAACGCAAACTCACTACTTTGACGCGCTCATGCGCAATCCGGACATGGCGAAGGCCTTCCGTCCGTTGTTGGTATCAATCCTCAGAGCTCTTGGGTATCCGGATGCAGATTCGTTGATCCCAGACTATGGGAACTCTCCTTCAGCCCCTATAGAGGAGCTGCAGTCCATGCAAATGGCACACCAAGAGAATCAGCTGCGTGAGGCGACACTCGGTGGCCAAGCACAAACCGAAATGGAGAAATTGCCAACCCGATGATGACTGACGACATGATGCCCGAACGCGTGTCTTCATTGATGACTGAATTGATGAAGAACGAGGGATTTCAGATCATCTCTGAGTATTTCGAAGAGAAGCGTAAAGCCGTCGAAAGTCAGGTGTTAGATGTCTCTACCAGCGATCAGGAAACACATGACTTGAAGCAGCAACTTGCAGTCATGAACACACTCTCTCCCAGCAAATGTGCTGAAACGATTCAAAAGAAATATGGCCGAAGAGCGAACGACTACGTCCGCGGTAGTGCCGCAACCAGCTAATCAATATGAGCGAAGCAAATGGAGTTATTGAACGGTGGACGACTCCCACCCCAAACGACAATGAAAACATCCCGAAGACAGATGCGATTCATGTGAATGTTAGCGGAGATTTTCACTTCTTAGACAATTTCGGGAATGATCGAACTATCTACCTTCTGGCCGGAGTTGATTACTTCTACGCCGTAAAGCGAGTTTTCAACACTGGGACCACTGCCAATGGCATTCATGCAGGCTACTTTGCATAAAAGATCATGATCTTTATCGGACCACGAATTACACGAAGAGCTCAGTTCGGCGCAATCGCGGCTGCAGCCTATTCTATGAACCTTCAGACGGAAGATTTAGCGAATCTGACAACCGAAGACGGCGAAGAACTTGAAACTGATTTCTAACACACCATGAAAAACAAAACACTCTATCTACTTATCAGCCTGCAAACCGAGGGCGGCGTGTCGCTCGAATCCGAATCTTAACCAAAATTAAAAGTCATGCCTAAAATTTCAGAACTTACAACTATCACCGATGAGCAACTGACAGACAAGGACGTGCTGCCTATCGTGGATAAGAACGAGGCGGGTGATATTATCTTCGATACCAAAAGTGTCCGGATCGATCAACTGAGAAAGATTAAAGCCCTCGACGTTACCCTAGCCAACATCGCCAGCAACTCGGTATCGGTAGCTGGCCCGACGTTTGCTGTTACAACAGACGGAAAGATAGTATTCTTGCCTAGCGGTAGCACGGCTCCCGCTGATAATGCAAATTGGGATACACAATGGCTTGATCCTGCAACTGGTAAGATTAAAGAAGATCTGTTCCCCGATCTTGTGATCCTAGGATTACGTCAAGGCACACGCGCCGAATTGGATGCCGCTGATCCTGCACTTGAAGTAAACGAGCCAGCATGGGAAACCGATACACAGGTGTTCCGTGTCGGTAGTGTTCGTTTTGTTCCTCCTGCTGGACTTGACACAGTGGCAACCAATAAGGCCAAGCTTGCACTTACAGATGTATCCTACGGCGCGGAGTATTTGATCACGGGCGAGGCTAATCGACTTGAGAAATACTTGGGCGATCTAGGTGATGCAAATGCTGGGTTTACAGTTAGTGGCTCCCCAGAAGGAGACTACCCTTTGAATGGTAACTATTCTCCAACAGAGAAGTTTAATAATGGCAAAAGGCGTTACTTAATAACCAACTCCGTATACCACCGCCTTGTTTACTACTCAGCAGGAGGATGGGTTATGCAGGGCGATCTATCTAACTACTATTCTGCGGCTGGTAACGAAGATTACCCGTGGGAGGCTGACTGGTCTGGGACTCCGATTACGGTCACAAAGAACCCCATCGCAGGTGATAAGAACTGGGAAATCTTAGGCCCTAATACGTATGAGTTGTTGGCTTATACGTATGAAATGTATGCAGACGACGAAATTAATGGAGTATCTGGGTTTGGGTCTGGAACGGTTACTTCACTGGGTTGGGTTAAAGAGTCCCAGTTAATACCAGCACTCTCGCCAACGGCGGGCACTATACTCTTCCAGCCGTCAAACAGCAATAATAAGGTCTCAACAAATGGTGTTGATTTTGAATCTTTTAATACAAGTTTCATGTCATTGATATTATCAGTTTCCGCATACAATCAATATAACATTGCTGGAGAATACTTTCTCGCTCCTTCTTTCGCTCCAAGTCGGGGTGCTTTGCAGTTAGCATTTACTGGAATGAATATCTAATGGCTAAACAAATTTCAGGGGGCGCAGCTTATCAACCTGATGCACCAATTATCGAAGCTGGGTATGGTCGGAATGACGGATGGTTCGACATGTCATTTGGACCTACTATCGACCGTGCCGTAACTGAAAATTCGTCAACTGTCGAATTAGTCAACGGATGGCTGGAACTAACTGAGGTGTCTGGTGAGATTGCTAAAGACCAAGTTGTAAACGTATCCAACTTCAGCCGACCTAACTGGGACGGCGTAGGCCCAACACTGCAAGTCATAAGCGGTCCCGCTATGATAGACGGTGTAGTTCTCAAGCCGACAGGTAGCGGTGATGTTGTTTTGCGTGCCACAGGGTCTAACGGCATAGTTAAAGATTACGGTGTTTATGTGACATACATCACTGCATCAAATATCGTCTCGTCTGTTAAGCAGGGCCGAGCGGCTGGAGCATTAGCCACGCACTGCGAAGATTCCGTAAATACCCGCATCGGCGGCGCAAACGCATCCATGCTCCCTATCTTCACTGATTATTCAGCGTCCAACATATCGGGTAGCTACACACGTAA